GACCTTGAGGATGGAATCGAAGACGCCGACGAAAGGCACCATGCCGAAATGGAAGCCATCCGCGAAGACCTGTCCTGCAATCACCCGTTTTAGCCCGTCGCGTTGCTCCCGCCGGGCGGCCCGTCCTCACCGGGCCGCCCGGCCCTCCCATTTTCGTTTGACTTTCGGCCGTTTGGTGCTATGCTTGTGTAGGTTCACAACGCAACAGAGAGCAGCAACATGCCCGACGTATTGACCGACAACTTTGGCAGCATCGTGGGGATTACCCCCATGACGCCGACCGCCCGCGAGTGGATCGGCGAGAATGTTGACGCCGAGCCGTGGCAATGGCTGGGCGGAACCCTGAACATCGACCGCCGCTACGCCGACGATCTGGTCGAGGGCATGGTGGAAGCCGGCCTGACCGTCGAATAGGGAGCGGACACCGGAGCAACAGAACCATGCAGTGCAAGACTTGCAACTCACCTGTGCGAACCCTTGACGGCGGGAAGCCGGAAGGTGGAATCCGCTGCCCGGAGTGCAACAACGTCTTCTGTGACAATTGCTATGACACAGGCAAGGGCGACGGTTGCCATTGCCACAAGCCAGTACCGCCCGCATGACAACCTACGCCCACTACGTTTGTTTCGCCTGCCGCAAGGCATGGGCCCCGGCCGCCATACGGGACCTGCACGCGCGCCGCGTGATAAGCGAGTTCACCCGGCCGCCGGAAGGCCGGCCTTGCCCGGACTGCGGGAAGCCGCTGATCGGCCTGGGCTTGGCGTTCAAGCCATCAAGACGAAACGACCGCCGCACCTGGCGCAAGCTGGAGGCCGCCGCCCTCGCGGGTGAGCGTTTCCTGAAGCCATGAGCACTCACCTGAAGTTTTGCAGTTGCAAGACGTGCCGCGCCGGCCGCCACCGGCCGGGCGCGAAGACCACGATCAAGCGGGCGAGCCGTCGCTTGCGGCACGATGCCAAGGTGGCCCTGAAGAAAGGGAAGGAGCCGCCCGCCAAGACCAGCGTAGGCTACACGGATTGAAAGCCCGAACAACCGGACCCGGCCGATCGCGCCGGGTCTTTCCATGCGCAAGAGGGTCAAGGAGGAGGCCATAAGGTTCCCGGGAGGGCCCGAACAGGGGCCATAAGGCTTTTCACGATCCCTCCCGACGTTTCGCGCCTCCCGGCCCGCATCTTCCGATTCCTGCACGCGCCGCCCTCGGTCCGGGCCATCGGCCACCGCTGCCAACCATCGGCCGGGCCGCCGCCAGCTTCGCGCGTTTACACGCCGTCACCCGCCGGCATCCCGGAATCGTGCCGCATAGCCTCATCCCGCCTTTGACCGCCAAGGCCACCCGCCGGCATCCTGGCAGCTTCCAACCAGGTGGACGCCCCACGGCCACCACGCCGCCGGCATCGCCGCCGGCAAGACGCCAAGACGCCTGACGCCTGAAGGTGGAGCAACGGCCGCCGGCCGCCCTGACGGCCGCCACGCCGCCTACGGCCGCCTGGGCGATTGGTCTACAAGTCGCCTGGAGGTCGATCGCGCTGCCGGAGCGTGAGCACGGGAGGGGATGCAACCGGCCAGCGCGATCGGCTGGCAAGTCAACGGCAGGATCGGAAGAGCGTTGACTTCACAATGGGCGAACGGGCTTCAAGACTTCGACGTGTGGCGCGTTCGCCGGCCGGCTGAGTTTTCAGCTTCCGCGAAACGCCGGCGCGCCACGCATCGCCCTGTCCCGTGAAACCGAATTCTCAATTTTCATAGCCGTTTGCGAGTGCGGTTAGAGTGACTTCGCACGGCCCCGTTCCCGCCCGTTTCGCGCTTCGCAAAGGAGGGTTGTTTGTCGGCGCGCTTCGTCGAAAATTCCGCGGTTTTCAGGGCAAAAGCGCGTGACTTCTTCGCCCCACATGGCAGAAGTATTGATGTGCCAAACGTCACTTTGCAACCCTTCCCGGAGTCACAACCATGAGTAGCGCAACCCTTGAATCCATCTTGACGCAACACGCAATCCCGCGGGATAGCTGGGGAGAATGGCGCGCCCTTGTATTCGACGGCGCGCGCCCCCGCAAGGAATTGCGCCGGCGCTTGCGCAACGTCGGCAACCATGCGGCCGCGCTGCAATCCATCCTGATTGAATTGTCGAAACAAGTCAAACACAGGTTTCCCCCGAAACCCTCTTCCCGCAAGACAAGCTAGCAACCGGCCGGATGATTATGGGCAAGGGGAATGGACCCTTGCCCATTTCCTTGCGCCGGCCCGTTCCCTGCCCAGGTGAGCAAGCGCCGGCCCGTTCCCGCGGCCCCGTGGAAGCGCGGCCGGGTGAGCGGTCCCCGCGGCCCGTTCCCCTTGTATCGACCCCGCGGCCCGTTCCCTGCCCAGGGAGCAAGCGCCGGCCCGTTCCCGCGGCCCCGTGGAAGCGCGGCCGGGTGAGCGGTCCCCGCGGCCCGTTCCCCTTGCATCGGCCCCGCGGCCCCGTTCCCTGCCCAGGTGAGCAAGCGCCGGCCCCGTTCCCGCGGCCCCGTGGAAGCGCGGCCGGGTGAGCGGTCCCCGCGGCCCGTTCCCCTTGCATCGGCCCCGCGGCCCGTTCCCTGCCCAGGTGAGCAAGCGCCGGCCCCGTTCCCGCGGCCCCGTGGAAGCGCGGCCGGGTGAGCGGTCCCCGCGGCCCGTTCCCCTGGGCAACACTACAATCGTCAAGCCGCTTTCAACCGGCGGCACCGGCATATCTGGGAATTGTCGCCCAATTGGACCCCATGCCAGCGCGCGCCGTCGGGACCCGTAAACCAGACATCATGCCGAGAACCGGCAAGATTGTGACGACCGACACGGCTATATTGCACCGTCATTTTCAGGGTGCCCGGCCAATTCGTCACAACGTAGTTTGTCCACACCCCCGTTGCGCCCGTTGCAGCCGTCAAGTAGAGCACAGCCCGACCACGGGCCGTCATATCGGCGCGATCGCGCTTCCCGCAACAATCATAGCACACCTTCTTCTCGATACCGCCCTCCCGGACGATACCGTAACCCGTTCCGCCACAATCGTTGGGATTGACGTGGATCTTCTCTGCGCCACAATCGGCGCAAACAAAACGATGTTCGCTCATGGTGCCTCCTCAGAGTTTGATTGCGAGTACCCGACGGCGCAGACTGCGCCTAGCGTCCCGCGGGCTGGGGCAAACAAGGGGAGTAGGTGGCAAAGGAACCGGCGGCGCGCAATTCCTTGCAGCGCTCTTGCGCTTCCCATTCTTCGTTGTATTCTTCCGTGACTTCCCCCGTATCGACGTAAGAAACCACCCAGAGAATTCGATAGCCCAGCGCGTCCAGCGCTGCGCCTATCTCTTCTTTACTGGCATAGCCCCCGTTCCCATCCCGGTTTTCGACGGCGCTTTGATTGTGTTCCCACAACCATGAGAAGACTTCCCCTGCCCAGTCTTCCGGCGGCGCGAAGCAATCGCTATCGAAACCCTCACTGCGAAGATTGTCTAGCGTTGCTTCGTATTCGCGCCGGCTGAAGTCTTCTTCGTCCAAGACGGGATAGTCGGCAAGGCGCGCCGCTAGCTCATGGTATGCGCGGAAGGCTTCCGTTATCTGGCCGTTGCGGTAAACCCGGATGGAATAGCCGTCGATCCATCCGCACGCCCAGTGCCCATGATGTTCGGCCCGCACGTCGGCGCTATCCCCGTCGGCAAACGGCGCTAGCGCTTCGTCGATTGCATCGGCGTTGCTCTGGTCCAATAAATCAGAGTCTCGATTGTGGGTGTAGACAATCGCCCATTCTTCCGAGTCTTCCGGCTGGTCATGCCACCCGAAGCAATCAAACCCTTGCCAATTGCCGCGCGCCTCCCTTGCGGCCGTTTCCAAGTCCAATTCGCCTAGTCTCATGGTAGTTGCTCCCTGTTGCTAGTTCCCCTTCTCATTCCATCTAATGCCGACGTGGAAGTAACACCCTTCCCCGCTATCCGAAACTTCTTCCGTTTCGTCTTCCGACCAGCCCAGGGCATCGGCAACCGTGGTAGTGCCGCAAGCGCCGTAGTCTGCCCGGATACGTTGCTCCGTTGCTTCGTCGAAATCGAAACCCGCGGATTGCGCCATGACTTCCAAGCAGTCTTCTAGCGCCTCCTCTTCCGTGTCCCCGATTCCGTATGCACAGAAGGCAAACGGAGTAAACGCGGTCCCGTATCCGGGGAAGTAGGAGGGGGAATCAATCCCCAGAGACTCGATTGCAAAGTCACCCAGAGCGGTCTTTTCCGTTGTCAGCATGTTGCTACCCTTCCACCCCGCAAGCGCGGAGGAACCGGCCCCGATCAAACCGGCCGTTGAAACCGATGCAAACATCGGCAACCAAACGGGCCGCGCGCTCCCGTTCCGTTTTGTCTGCAATGTTGGCGATTGCATCGGCAAGCGCCCGAAAATGTTTCTTACTCATGGTGCTAGCTCCCTGTTGAAACCCGACCCGACTTGACGGTAACTTCTGTTTCGTTGCCCTGTGAGTCTTCCACCCCATAGACCCCGGATGGGAGGGTCGATAGGTAGGCTTCCAGCGCGTCTTGCGGCACGTTGCGCCCGACTATCTTTCCCGTCATTTTGCGAGTAACCCAGTACATGGTTGCGCCTCAGTGTTGCTTGAACCGGTTACACTCTGTCAGTAGCGATAGGAAAGTGACTCCCCTTCTTGCCAGAAGGCATCGGACAAACACCCGGAAACCGAAAGCCCGCACTACCGTTGCGGCATTTAGAATCACTTCCCGTTTGCGGATGAAACCGGACATATTTAAGTATTCACTGCCATTGTCCAAATGTCAAACTAGGCAAACGAACTAAGGCAGGATTCCGCGCGGAAAGCGCCGAAGAAGATGGAATCCTGCGGGTTGCAAGAGTTAGCGGGACATCGGGCCGGGTGAGCGCGGCCGGACCCGCGGCCGGGTGAGCAAGCGCCGAATTAGCGCCGGACTTGCGCCGTATAGATACTGTCTGCGCGGCCGGACCCGCGGCCGGTTTTCCTGGGCATCGGGTGGGGGTGAGCAAGCGCCGGCCCGCGGCCGGTTGCCCTGGGGTCAACCCGCGGCCGGGTCCCGCGGGGAGGGTGAGCGGACCCACAAGGCACCAATACGATTGTGAAAAGTCTCACACGCGGTTAGAAGCGCGCGGTTAGAAAATGCGCTTCAGCCGGCCGTCACGGCATCAGCGGCATAGGCCGCATAAGCCGGATCGGCCGCGCCCCGTGCGGCCCGCGGGTTGCAACCCGTTTCCCTGCCCTGGGGCAACTCCGCGGCCGGTTCCCGCGGCCCGCGGCCGGGTGAGCGGACCCGCGGCCCGCGGCCCGCGGCCGGTTGCGCCCTTGCAATTGGACGTTTGACAGGGCGCAACGGGATACGATTGTGCGGGCTGTGGGGGCGAGGGGGTCAAGTCACGATGCGATTGTAACGGTCGTGCGGAATGGGGTGGTGGAGGGTCGGTCTATTCAGGAAAACCGACACAATCGCTACGGCCGCCGCGCCGAGCCGCTCCTTCGACTGGGCATACCCTGAAAAGTGAGGGTCTGACGCGGCGGTGTAAACCAGTCACCGGAGGCCCTGCCGAGCATAACACCGTCCATTAGAGGGGCGCGGCAGAGCGAGTGGTCCAGACGAGTGTTTACACGCAAACTACATGATCCCGAAGGCGTCGGCAGAGCGCCAGCAGCGGAGGCCGAGGGGCTGGAGAGCATCTTGCCGAAAAAAACGATCACCAAATGGTGACTGTTTTCAATTCCCACAACCTCTTGCGGCCCCACAGGTTGACTACGTTCCGATGGTCTCAAAACCGAGAGGTGGTGTATGCTTTTTCCATATCCAATTTGTAGCAGAGAGGTCAGATATGGTAGCGCACACAGCAAGTAGATATGGCCAGAACGTACACCAGGTTTCACCACTTTCAACCTACTCGGGCGATCCCTGTCTCCGCAACCCGCAGGCATCAGTGCATCTTACGGCCCAGTGCCTTGACGCAAGTGGCCGAAAAAACAGTCACCCTTTGGTGTACGCTTTCTTCGCCAAGGTGGCGAATCCGTCACCAAACGAGCGTTTACACGCCGTCCGGTCACTCCGGGTCGAAAACCAGAGGAGGGGTGGTGGGAGGGAGGGTCAAACACCTCGTCTCCGACGCGCATGCCATCTGAAGCCTGAAGGTCGCCCCTAGTTTGATCCTGGGCCTTGACCGGCCTCCGACGCGGCAGGCAGCTTGTCGTCGTACTCGGCCGGCAGGCACTCGTAGAAGTCCTTCAGGTCATGGTACTCGCCGAAGCCGGCCTCGGCCGCGACGTGGGCTAAAGCCGCCGGATCGCGTAGGCCGAAGGCAAGATACTGTTCCCCCGTGGAGAACTGGATCAAGGCCCGGCTGAGCCCTTTGCGGACCCAAATGTCCTGGATGACGAGTTTGAGGCGCTTGAGGTTTTCGAGGGACGCCTGCGGGTCGCCGTTCTCCATTTCCAGGGGGCCTACCGGGTGGACCGGCTGGTACGCTGTCTCGTCGGAGCGAAACAGGGCCAGCAGTGGCGTGATAACGGTGGCTTGCATTTGACCTTGCCTTGGTTGTGGTGTATACTTGCGCCAGAACACCTACCGGACCAAAGGAGTGCATTATGGTACGGCGTCCAAGCTCCGTCAAGTATACCGCCTACTACTGCAACGGGCTCAACCGGGCCGACGTGGCACGTTTCGTCGATTTCAACGACGGGACGTTGATCGCTGAGTACGTTGAGGGGCGGAAGAAGTGGCCCCGGCTGGAGGAGGCCATTGGGAGGTGCAAGCAGGACGGCGCGACCCTCGTGATCGCCAAACTGGGCCGCCTGGTGCGCAACCCCAAGTTTCTGGCCCTTTTGCAGGAAGCCCGCATTGATTTCGCCTGCCTGGACAATCAGAACTGCAACCGTTTCACGGTGCATATTCTGTTGGCCACGGCGGAGCAGGAGTCGGAACGGATCAGCCAGCGGACCCGCGCGGCGCTCCGGGCAGCCGTGAAGCGAACGGGTGTGAAGCTCGGCTCGGCCCGGCCTGGTCATTGGGACGGGCGCGAGCATTTGCGGGGTACGAAACAAGCCATTGCCGCGTCGTCGAAGATGCGGCGGATTCGTACCCGGCAGACCTACGAGTTCCTGTTGCCAACCCTGAAGAAAATGCGGCTGTCCGGCAAGACGATGGTTGAAATTGCTGAATGGCTGAATGACCACGGCCACACCACGACCGTGGGCCACCCGTTCAACGAGGTCTCCGTGTGGCGGCTCTTGAAGCGCTACCTGGGCGACGACTTCCTGGGCCCGGTCAAGGATCGCGGCGGCCGTCCGCAGACCATTCGCGCGATGGAGACCGTAACCAAATGAGCCAGGCCAAGAAGAAGCGTGCCTACCGCAAACAGGCACCGACGATCTTTCTGCCGCCCTCGGAACACCCGTTCCGCGCCGGTCCGTATATCCCGCCTAAGCTGAAAGTGGGCTCCGTCGTACATGACGAGTATTACGGCGACGTGACGTTTGAGGGGATGACCGATGCGCCGATCCCCTGGCCGGGCTTCCATTGTGCCCGTGGCCGGCACAAGGGGCTGATGCCGATTCTCTGCGGCGGCCTCGTCCGGGCCGTGATCGAGGAAGAGGAGACGGTGGTGTCACACTATTGGGGTGTGAATCGGTACATGCCCAATCAGTGGAAGCGGGCGTTGGCCGGCTGCGAAGACTCCAACGCCGTGTTCGCGGCCCTGGCGATCAAGCGAGCCGACCCGGCATTTCGCAAGAAGTACGGCTACAAGTAGCGCCCGCAGGCGTCTGATGACCTCCAGTAAGCGTGCCAGGACTTCAGCGGCACGACGGCCCTCGGCACTACTCTCGGCAAGCGTCTTCCGGCGGAAATGGGACCGCCATAATCACGATGCTGCTGTCGCCCCAACGAGGGTCATAGTAAGACCGTACAGCAGATCGACAACGAGAGGATTCATAACACGCTCCGTCAACCGTGGATCGAACTTGCGACCCGGTTGAATGCACTCTGGGCGTGCGTGCCGATCGACGAGATGGCCGTCAGGCACACGACCACGATCAGCGTCAGCATCACCGCGTACTCGACGGCGGTGGGCCCATCTTCGGAAGCAAGAAACCGGTGCAACTTCAGAGCAAGCAATTTCATGCGTGTTTCTCCACCCGCGCAGTTCAAGCCCGTTGGTCCCGTGTTTTCATCGCGTGCCGTTCAGGGCAGGTCAAACGACCTTGAACGTGGGTTCTTCTGTTAGGCACCGCAACAACACAACCATAGGTTGTGGCCATCGGCGTGCAAGCCCGGTAAATCCGCCTCGACCGGCACAATCCTCCCGCGCCTTCGTCGGCAAGCCCCAGTGGGCGGCCAGGCCGTCCCGCTCGATGCCCGAACTCGTAGGAAAGCGGCTCCCGTAGGTCCGAAATCTTATCACAGAGCGTTGACATTCATACATGTTGTGGTATGATTATGGTAGCACCACGAGGATACAACCATGTCTACCGCGCCGTCTGTGAAGAACCGTTTCATCCCGTATTACCGTGTCTCGACCAAGCAGCAAGGCGAGTCCGGTCTGGGTCTTGAGGCCCAGCAGGTCGATGTTCGCCGGCTGATGGAGGCCCGCGAGGGCACGGAGATCGCCCGCTACACGGAGATCGAGACCGGGAAGAAGTCCGACCGGCCGGAATTGGCGAAGGCCATTCAGCACGCGAAGATGGCCAACGCCACGCTGATCGTCGCCAAGTTGGACCGGCTCGCTCGCAGCGTGGCCTTCACGTCGGCACTGATGGAGTCGAGGGTGGATTTCGTCTGCTGCGACTGTCCGACTGCGGACAAGTTCCATATCCACATCTTGGCGGCCGTCGCCGAGCATGAAGCACGGATGATTAGCGAGCGGACGCGGAAGGCCCTGGCCGCCGCAAGGGCTCGCGGTGTGGTGCTCGGCTCCAAAAGGCCCGGCCGCTGGCTCGACAGGGCCAATGGCTGGGCGGCGGCGAAGGCCAAGGCGGTGGAGACGTGCCAGCAGAGGGCCCGCCAAGCCTACGAGAACATGCTGCCGACCATCAAACAGATGCGGGACGACGGGCGCACGATCGGCGAGATCGCCGGCTGGCTCAATGCCCAGGGCTTTCTCACGTCGGCGAAAGGACCTTTCACCGTGCCTGCCGTCTGGCGGATTCTCAAGCGGTACTTCGGCGCTGAGTGCGCCCGCCAGCAGAGAAAAGTGGTCCTGACGTGAACGACATCGCTGGCCGAGGCTGACGCCGCAGACATCTGTGGCGTGGCAAGGAGGCGCGGCGACTGCAAGGGACCCTACAAACCGAGTTGCAGCGGGCCCATATTACGAAAACACAGCCGATCCTGGCCTGAGCAATTTGACTTTCGGCGATGTTGTGGTATGTTTGATATAGAACCGAACGTGTAAACATCTTGTGGAGATTGCCACCGTGATTCGTGAAGACTGGCTGCAACAGATGATCGACCTGCTCCGTTCCGACTTCGACGGGATCGGGGCACCCTTGCCGGAGAAGATCCGTGTCTCGTGCGGCTTCCCCTCGAAGTCGGCCCTGGCGAACAAGGCCCGCCGCATCGGGGAGTGCTGGGGCGTCGAGTCGAGCGAAGACAAGTCGTTCCAGGTCTTCGTCAGCCCGCTATTGAAAGAAAGCGTCGAAGTCACGGCCACACTGGTCCACGAGTTGGTCCATACGGCGGTCGGGATCGAGTGCAAGCACCGCGGGAAGTTCCCGAAGGTCGCCAAGGCCATCGGCCTGGAAGGCAAAATGACGGCCACGACTGCGGGGGACGCCTTGAAAGTCCGGCTCCGGGTGTTGATCGACGATTTGGGCGAGTATCCGCACGCCCGGCTGGTCGCCAGCAACCGGCCGAAGACCCAGACCACGCGAATGCTCAAGGTCGCCTGCAAGGAGTGCGGCTGCGTGGTGCGCATGACCCGCAAGTGGCTCGACGATGCCGGCCTGCCGACCTGCGGCTGCGGCGGTGCGATGGTGGAGGAGGAGGGCGGCGACGAAGGCGAGGAAAACGGTGACGAATGATCGACGCCACGACGCCCGAGATCAAGCCCTTTGTCCGACCCGCAGGCCACTCGTGTTCAGTGAGCACTGGCATCCATGAGTGTCTTACCTTTGGCACCGGCCGGCTGAGTGAGAGCGGCTTTTGGGAGCAGCCCTGCGAGGCGTGCGCCCGAGCCCATGAAGAGCAGTTCCCGGAATGCGGACCTTGTTGGCCGCACACGCAAGAGCAGTTGAAGAAACTGGGGTTGTTCTGAAAGGTGCATGAAGTGAGCCTGTTTTCCCAAGAAGAGTCCGAACGCATGTTCCGTGCGATCAATGGCGAGCACGCCCGCCGTGCAGCCGGCTGGGTGGTGATCCAGGACGCCGGCCAGACGGACGACGGCCGCCCGATCTACTGCGTCGTCGGCGTCCTGGTCGGCGAGTTGCGGCACGAAGAGGGCAAAGGCTGCACGCACGAAATGGTCCACGGCGAAGTGACCATCCGCCCGCAAGCTGCTTACGCAGGCAACAGGTATCGGGGCTGCGGCGCAGCGGCCATCCTAACCAGTGATGCTCATGCACCCGAGAACTGGGACAAACGCTTGATCTGAGACCATTCAGCGTTGCGGAATCACGTCGAAATGCTGCTGGATGCTGGGGAACGAAGAGTGGGGTGACGAATGATCGTTCGACCGTGGGATGTTCACGCGGACCCGGAACGTGCCCGTCTTGGCGTCGGCCTGGCGGCCGAGGCCCTGGGCATCGAATGCAAGTTGGAGTTGCAGACCATGTAGGTTGTGCAGGTTGACGGCAACGATCTTGCGACGTTCCTGGAACTGGCCCGGGAGTGTGCGGAGGGCAGGGGATGACGGAGGGCACCAGCGAGTTGATTGAGGCCGTGTACCAGCTTGCGGTGGAGTCGCGGGTGCGGGCGTCGATGGTGCAGTCGGATTACCGGCGCGGCAACGTCGCCCGGCTGCGGCGGGCCAAGCGGTCCGCGGAGCGAGTCACTCGCCTGGCCGCCGATCTGACGGCCCAGGCGTTTCAAGTTGTCGATCGGTTGAACGAAGAAATCAGAACGCAGAATCGCATCATTGAGTAGCACCCGAGAGTAGCACCCAAGAGCCATCACCATGCCGAAGATCGCGTACATCAGCAAAGCCTTCCGCCCCGATACGCTGGACATCATCTTCAAGGCCAACTCGGTCATCGTCGAGTACCAGCGGCAGGGGTTCAAGTTGACGCTGAGGGCGTTGTACTACAAGTTCATCGCCCGGGACCTGCTGCCGGAGTCGTGGATCGACACGGAGTACAACGCAAAGCACGGACTGCCGGCCGACACGAAGAACACGATCAAGAACTACAAGCACCTGGGCGACATCATCAACGACGGTCGCCTGGCGGGCCTGATCGACTGGACGGCCATCGAAGACCGCACGCGGAATTTGCAGTCCCACTCCTCGTGGACCAGTCCGCACTCCATTGTCAGCGCATGCGCCGACCAATACACCGTGGACCTGTGGGCCGAGCAGTCCAACCGGGTCGAGGTGTGGATCGAGAAGGAGGCGTTGATCGGCGTGATCGAGGGCATCTGCACCGAGTTGCAGGTCCCCTACTTCGCCTGCAAGGGCTACACGTCGCAGTCGGAAATGTGGGAGGCGGCCCAACGCCTCAAGCGGTACGAGAAGGCCGGGCGGGACACCGTGGTCATCCACCTGGGCGACCATGATCCATCCGGGCTGGACATGACCCGCGACATTCAAGAGCGGCTGCAAATGTTCGGTTCGACGGCCACGATCGACCGCATCGCCCTGTCGTGGGAGCAGATCGAGCAGTACGGGCCGCCGCCCAACCCCGCCAAGACCACCGACGCCCGTTACGCGAAGTACCAGGAGGAGTTCGGTGACGATAGCTGGGAACTTGACGCCCTGGAACCGCAGGTCATGGCAGACCTGATCCGCGATGCGGTCCAGGCGCGGCTCGACCAGGACCTTTGGGACGAAGCCGTGGCCAAGCAGAACGCAGGGCGGTTGCAGTTGACCACAGTGGCCCGCCGGTGGGACAAAGTGCTCGCGTACCTGGGGGATGGGAATGGCGAGGCCGAGTAACTTCACCTGGCGGGCGTGGGGCAGCCGTCCTGGCCGGCACTACCAGTTGCTCTTCGTGGGCGAGGGCACGAACGTCTATGTCCATCATTGCGGGCATCCTACGGCGATCTACCCGTACTACATCAGCCGCCGCGAGGACGGACAAGGCCCCATGACGCTGGCACCCAATGGGCACGGCTTCATGTCCTTGAATGCCGCCAAGGAGGCGGCGTTTCGACATTTACAGATCGGAGACCCATGAGCGCATTCGCTGATTTCATTGTCATGGACTGCAAGGCTGAGATCGCCTGTGCCGGCTGCGGGGCCGTCCAATCGGCCAGCAGCGAGACGGAGGGCGAGGCCGTGCGTCAGTTGGACCGCTTCCTGGAACGGGACGGCTGGCGGGAGCTACAGGGGAAGCCTTGCTGCCCGAAGTGTGTCCGCGCAGCCGCCGACGAGCGCCTGCGGATCGAGCAGGCGGAAGGGGAGGCTGGCAGGTGACGCCCGGTGAAGTCCCCAAGATGCACGTCAAGAAGCGGGGCGACGAGTGGTGGATACTCGGCGTGCCCGACATGGACCCCGAGGGCTGCGGCCCCTACGGCTCGAAGGCTGATGCTGAAGACGACATGCACGGCATGGAGCGGTTCTACAAGTATTCACACCTACCCGGCTACATGACGACCGAGAAACGCCGAGCGACCGCGACCGAAATTCGGAACTAGCAGCACCAAGCATCCGATATAATAGCGACGGAGGTAATGACCATGAGCCAGTGGTTCGAGGTTGACAAGGCGGGTTTGGCCAAGTTGATGGCCGGGCGATCCAAGGCATTCGTGCTCTATGAATTGTTGCAGAACGCCTGGGACCAGAATGTCACCCGAGTCGATGTCACGGTGACTGCGGCCCAGGGAGTCCGTGCCGCCTTGATTACCGTGACGGATGACGACCCAGACGGTTTCGCCGATCTGCGGGATGCCTACACCCTCTTTGCCGAGAGCCGGAAGAAAGGCAATGCTGCGCAGCGTGGGCGTTTCAATCTCGGCGAGAAGCTAGTGCTGGCCTTGGCGAAGTCGGCGTGGATCGAGACAACGACGGGGGCCGTCGAGTTTACGGCCCGCGGGGAACGACTGGTCCACCGTCAGCAGCGTGAGGCGGGTTCCTTGTTCCGCGCCACGATCCCCATGACGAAGGGCGAGATCGAGGAAATGGTGGCCGCCACCCGGCGACTGATCGTTCCGCCTGGCATTGTCACGACGATCAACAGCGTCCAACTTCCGGCTCGGCAGCCCGTGGCCGTCTTCGAGGAAACGCTGCCCACGGTGATTGCCGACGAGGAAGGCGTGCTGCGGAAGACGACCCGCAGGACTCAGGTGTACGTCTACGAGCCGCTGTCCGGTGAGACGGCTACCCTCTATGAAATGGGCATCCCGGTGGTGGAGACCGGCGACCGCTATCATGTGGACGTGCAGCAGAAGGTGCCGCTCAACATGGATCGGGACAACGTGACGCCGGCCTACCTGCGGACGATCCGTGTGGCCGTCTTGAACGCCCTCCACGATCGGCTGGATGCCGGCAACAGCGGCGACGTGTGGGTGCGGGAGGCTTGCAGCGACGAGCGGGTGAGCGCCGAGGCTGTCAAGACGGCCCTGACGCTTCGCTTCGGGGAGAACGCCGTCCGCTACGATCCTTCCGACCCGGAGGCCAACAAGCGGTCGGTGGCCGAGGGGCGGCCGGTTGTCTATGGCGGGAACCTCACGTCGGCCGAGTGGTCCAATGCCAACCGGGCCGGCGTGCTGCCGGCGGCCGGGGTCGTGACGCCGAGCCCCAAGCCCTATTCTCCGGATGGCGACCCGCTGGACGTGGTTCCCGAGAACGAGTGGACGACCGGGATGCAGCAGATCGTCAACTATGCAATCCTGATCGGGCAGGAATTGCTTGGCTGCCCCGTCCATGTCGTCATTGCCCGCGAAGCGGACTGGCCCTATCGGGCGACCTACGGCAAGGGCCGACTGGTCTTCAATCTGTCCCGCTGCGGCCGCGCCTTCTTTGAGAACGGCATCGCGGATGACGTGAACCGGCTGCTGATCCACGAGTTTGCCCACCACTACGAGGGCGACCATCTGAGCGAGTGCTATCACAAGGCCCTGGCCGACGTGGGCGCACGTCTTGCCCGGCTGGCCCTCAACAGCCCCGCGATGTTCAACTTGTAACATCTGCTGCCGCTTGATGAGAGAAGTCCGCGAGAAAGCGCGACTGAAAATTGGAACCAGCCGCCGCCGCCGGCATCTGTTATAATGGCGGCGAGGCCACGGCCCGGAGTCCTCGATGAAGCCCGTCCACAAGCTCTGCAAACTCAAGGAATGGTCCACTCCGGCGTCTCTGTACCCGGACGGGAAGGTCGGCAAGGCCCGGCTGAAGACGGCCAACTACACCCGTGGCCAGTACCAGTGCTACGGCATCAAGGGTTTCGATTTCTTTCAGGCCGTGCGGCCCTTGCCGATCAAAAGCCTCCAGGTCGCCGGCAAGACGTGGATGGTGGACGATCCACCGCATTGGTGGGCGATGGAGGAGCACGCCACGTTCTATCGCGGCCATGTCGTTGTGGCGGGCCTCGGCCTTGGGCTGATCGTCCACACCCTCGCGGCCTGTCCCGACGTGGAGCGGATCACGGTCGTCGAGGTCGAGCCGGATGTTATCACGCTGGTCCAACCCCACTTGCCGCCGAGCGCCAAGGTCGAGATCGTGACCGGCGACTTTTGGGAGTGGGAAGGGCAGCCGGACGGCGTGTTCTATGATTTGTTCGTCGGCGACGGTTTGACCCTCGCCGCCGAAGCATTCCGCACCATGCTGGAACTGCGGGAACGATTCCCGGACGCGACCACCCTGCGCATCCACGGCTTCAACAACGCCAAGCTGTGCGAAATGACCGAGGAGATCGCGCACGCCGGCCGGCTGGCTTGGCAGCAGTTCTGGGGCCGGGGCCTGTAGACACCCTTTCGGTAGAAATCTTCTCCGCTTGATTTGACATTCAGCCATTTTGTGGTATGCTTTAGTATAGCAAGGCAATCACAGCACTGAGAGACAACCATGTTCCTGCTCGTCCAGAATCCCGGCGTGGCCCCCGTGGAAGGGTTTACGCTGCTCGGCGTCTCGACCACCCGCGACTGCGGTGTCGAAGGCGCGATCGGCCAGTTCGGCAGCGGCAACAAGCACGCGATCAACGTCCTCCTGCGGGCCGGATTGAAGATCATCGTCTATTGCGGCAAGACCCGCCTGGACTTCCAAACCCGTGATGACGAGATCGACGACGGCTTGATCCGCAAACCGGTCAAGCGGGTCATGTGCAAGCTGGGCGGCACGTCCACCCGGACCATCGACCTGGGCTGGGTGCTCGACTTCGGCGCGATCGACTGGACCGAGTTGGGCATGTCCCTCCGCGAGTTCGTCAGCAACGCCATTGACCGCACGTTGCGGCAGGAAAACGGCGAGTTCATCCCGGCGATGTTGGATGGCCGGCTTGCCGTCGTTCCGGTCTGTGACGAGAAGGTCAAGGCGAAGGACGGCTACACGCGGGTCTACGTCGAGTTGAACGCGGGAGTGCAGCGCTACGTGGATGACTTACCCAAGCGCTTCCTGCACTTTTCGGCCGACCCCTCACAGGTCAAGAAGTCGTTCCTGGCGAAAGGCGATCGCAACCTGAACGGCAAGAAGGCCGCCGTGATCTACCGGGCTGGCGTCTTTGTCCGCGAGATCGAAGAGAACAGCGACGAGTCGGTCTACGACTACAACTTCAAGCAGGACGAGTTGCAGATCGACGAATGCCGCAATGCCAGCGATTACACGGTCAAGGCGGCCATCGCCAAGCTGTACCGCAGGGCGACGGCCCCGGAGTTGACCCCCGTGTTCAGGGCGCTGGTCGCGCAGAAGCAGGTCTTCGAGGGGAGCCTGGACCCTCACTACATCTGCTCGTCGTGGGACACGCCCGCGCCCGAACAGCAGCAGGCGTGGCAGACGGCGTGGCAGGCCGTGGCGGCGGATGCCGTCATGTGCGGCCCCTCAATCTCGATTGCCGACTTCGTGGTGAAGAAGGGCTACGCTGCCAAGATCATCAACGCCCAGGGCATCGTGCAGGCTGCCAGCCGCTTCGGCATCAAGACCGATGGCCAGGTCTTGTCGGAGAACGAGAAGAACGGCCACGAGAAGACCCCGGCCACCGAGGCGGCCCAGACCGCCGTGGACGAGGTGTGGCGCTGGCTGACGAAATACAACCTGACGGATGGCGTGGTGAAGCCCGTGGTCGGATGCTTCCGTGACGTGATGAACGGCGGCAGCCGGACCCTGGGGTTCTGTGACGAGACCGGCGTTTACATCGCCGACGATCAGGCCAGCGCATTGAGCAAACCGCTGTTGAAGACGGCCCTCGAAGAGTGCGTCCATTGGGTGACGAAGGCTGGCGACAACTCCCGCGACTTGCAGGACTTTGCCTTCCGCATGATCGTGGAGATACTCACCTGCCAAGCGGCTTGAGAGTCCTGGCGTCGGTAGTCCAATACCTGAGACGGCCTGACAAGGGACGCAATGTGCGGGTGGAAGCCCCGCCCGACGCCTTTGACTCTACCACCTTACCTCTTCCAAGGTAACATCCAAGCATGACTGCAACTGCCGAGACCGCCCAAGACGTGATTGCACGCATCCGCCGCAACGAGCGGGAGCGGGCCTACTGCCTGGCCGTGCTCGACCTGTGGGCACAGGTGCAAGAGCAGGGCATCGAGATCAGCCGGGTGGCGTCCTTCGGATTTGACAGCCGTATCCTGGCCGACCCGCAAAAGCGCCGGTTCCATCAGCGGATGGGCGAATACGTCGAGACCTTGCTCTCCGGCAAGCACCGGCCGCTCGCCTACAACTATGTTCGCCACCATGACGGCGGCGTGACCCGACTTGACCCCATGTTGAAGGCAGTCTATGAAACCGATGATTGACGAAGAACGAGTGCGGGCCGGTCTTCGTGGGGCCGAGAAGGCGTTTCCGATCTACCGGATCAAGGTCCAGTGGTCCGAAGCCTACCCGCCAGGAGCCGAAGAGCGCATCCAGCGCGTCGGTCAGCCACCGTTGCCCAAGGGCCGGTTCCGGAACGGGACCAGTTGGGACGTGATGGAGCGGGAAGAACGGCCGGTGGGGCAGATTGCCGAAGAGCGGCGGCGGAAGTGGTGGCCTGAGTACGTCGAGCGCAAGAAGCTCCTGGAGACGGGCGACCTGACGATTACCGTCTCGCTACTCGGCCACGATGTCTGGTGTGCCGGCTGGTTCAGCCATTGGACATTTGATGTCGGCTTGTCGGACCGCGAGGTGCTGGAGAGCTTCGAGCGGTACGTCGATCGCATCCAGTTCTCCGACTGGTCAGACACCGAGAAGGGCGGCACCCTCATGGGAGTCGAGGATCGCTGGCGGTGGCATGGCTGCGCGGACGGCGATCCACAAGGCGAACGCACCAAGGCACCCTGTCGCTGTCCGGCCTGCAAGAAGAATGGCATCGTGAGGATTGACCACTGATGGGCAAACGCGGCAAGATCGTTGGTGAGATCGAACGGCAGATCAACCGGCTGGACAACCGGCCTGGCCTGTGTCTCTTCTACGCCCACCACACGGCCGCCGTCCTATGGCGGCATGGCCAGCGGGCCGTGATCCAGGCCGGATCGTTGCAGTGGCCGCGTGTCCGTTATGTGCTGGACCACATAACGTACCTTCTGTGGCGCAGTCAGTTATGTGGCGTCCAACACGAGTCCTCCATGATGTCTGGGGTCCACGCCATGCTGGACACCACATAATGTTTGATCTACAAGGTTCGCAGAAACTCCATGAGTCCTGGATTCTTGCGCCAAGGCTCCTTCGGTTTGCCATTCTTGATCTCGCACTTTACCAGTGCTTTGGCCTTCATCTCCAGATCGACCTCGGCATACACGTTGGTCGTGCAGAGGGACACATGGCCCAGCCAGGCGCGAATGGTGTTGATGTCAACACCGGCCCGAAGCAGGTGGGTTGCGGTCGTATGGCGGATCGTGTGGGGACTCACACGTTTCTTCGCCAGCGGCGGCAGTTTCCTTGCCACGCGCGCAGCGTAGCGTTCGACCACAGCGTAAACCCCGTATCGCGTGAGCGGTTGTCCGCGGCGGTTGAGAAAGACATGCTGGGATGCGGCTCGACGGTCAATGAGAGGTCGCAATTCGTCAACCGTCCTCGGCCACAGCGGACAACGGCGGAGTTTGTTGCCCTTGCCTCGCAGGACAACGGACGAGCCATCGCGGCTGGATACGATACCGAGGTCAAGATCACCGATCTGCACATGGGCCACCTCGTCAGCCCGAGCGCCGCTGTTGTAAAGGAACAGAAGCACCGCATAGTCCCGACGGCCTTGAACAGTGCGTTGGTCGGGCGCTTTCAACAACGCATCCAACTCGTCCTTCTCCAAGTACCCGAGCAGGGGGCGAGCGACCTTTTTGAACTCGATGGACGCAATCTGGCCGGTCCATTCCAGGTGTTCCGGGCTGTGCAGGCCGATGAATCGCGCCAAGGAATGGATCGCCGCGAGACGCTGATTCCGTGTGGCGAGCCCGCAGCCGCGATCCTTCTCCAAATGTTGGAGGAAAGCTCGGGTGCGGGTCACCGACCGCTTTCCGGATTGCTCCGGCGTGGGTTACGCGCGTAGCCGGGATTGGTTCGTGGCAAAGTACCTGGCGGACTGCCTGCGCGAGGGCGGCCGAGTGATTCCAATGCCGAGTGACGACGAGCCAAAGGCGAACCCGTGGGAGAACCGCTGTCCTTACTATTCGATGAAGCACCCCACCCGCTGGATCGAGTCGTCAACCGGCGAACAGCGGTTGGTGCCGGCCGGCGTGAAGTGCATGCCCCTGAAGTGGGTCTGGGAGTCAGCGGGTAAGAAAAGGCCATTCTTTCACGACATCATTGACCAGTTTCCCGACCTGTGTCTCGGCTGGACCAAACCCGAACTGCAAGCAATGCTCGACCTACTCTCCGGCACCGCCGTCATGTTTGAAGGACGGCTCCGGGTCATGCCGCAAACGCTGGACAAGATGAGGGTGCGGATGACAGTTTCCACTGCCGCCGCCTTGCTGAAACAGGCCGAGGAGCACATCCGGGTCGGGCGTGTTCCCGTACTCCGGGATGAGACGAAAGCAAAGATCATCCAGCTCGCCGAGGAGTACGAAATCGAGCAATACGGCAAAGCGGTCAGCAGGCATGGCAAGCCGAAGGGGCAGGCGGTCGTGGAGCGGAGCCTGTTCGACTAGGCGATGGCAAAATCGCCTCGGTGCAACACGCCGAAGCGTGGCTGGAAACAGAGCGTGCCGCCCGGTGCGAGAAAAGCGTGGTACAAAATTAGTGTCGCGGTGGTTGCAGCACTCGGGGTTCCGGCCCATCGGCCGGAGGGATGGCCCAGACTTCACCCGGCCGCGGTAGCAGCCGCGGCGGTGGCCGGCAAGACACGCTGAAGGCAGCGGTCAAGCACATGCCCGCCGGCCGCCAGACGTGTTCGGCCGGCTCATTTCTTCTCGCGCTGGGCCTCCAAGACCGCCTTGTCCATCTGCGCCGCCAGTTGCGTGAACGCGCGCTCGTGGCGGTGTTCCCGGCGGAAGGCTACGCAGTCGGGGTGGCCGGGGGCGCCGGTCTTCAGCAGCAGGGCCCGGTAGACCTGGCCGGGCGGCGGCTCGGGGTGCGTGTCGATGGTGTACGCTCCCGCTGGGATGTAGCCGTCCAGGCAGAGCACGTTGAGGATCAACCCCACGTTGCGCGAGGGGTGGCCGCGACGGATGCGATCGGCCTCTTGCTGGGCGCTCCAGGCCGGCGGCAGCGCCGGGCTGACCCGGTACTCAGGGCACATCCCCGGCGTGGCTCCGGCCGCCAGCAGGAAGTCGAAGCCCTCCATTCGATAGACCTTCGCCAGGTACGCTTCCAAGTGCCGTTGCTTGACGCGGTAGATCGGAAGCTGAACCATCGGCAGGGCAGGTCGTGAGCCGGTTTGACGCGGCAACGTCACGGGCGGTCGTGGTCGGTGTTGCATGTAGATTGGCCTCTATTAGTTAAATCAACATCCGCGTCTGAAATTAGAGCGAGGTGGCGATTTTGTCGTGGAAAAAAGCCCGTTTCTGCCCTCTGGTATAGGTGTGGAATCTCGTGTGGCCGAGTTAATTGAGGCGACTCATGGAGCGGGTGACGGACTTGGCGGACCCGCGGCGATGCAAGGCGTCGGTGGGCACCGGTCAGTGCATGACCAGGGCCTTGGAAGGGTCCGATTACTGCCAGGTCCACGCCGGCTCGTACCGACCGCCTGTAAAGGGGCTGCGGCAGTATCTCTTGGCCCAGGCCCAGGATCGCGCCAGATTGGCCGCCTTGTCTGAGCACGACGACATCAAATCGCTCCGTGACGAGATTGCCTTGACGCGAATGATGATCGAGCGTCTGTGGAATTCCGCCCAATCAGACGTGGAGCGCATGGCGCTCTTCGGGCGTGTAAACAGCCATATCCTCACGCTCGAAAAGCTGGTCAAGACCTGCAATCAGATCGAAGAGCGACTGGGCACCCTGCTGGCGAAGCCGACGCTCCTGCGGGTCGGGATGGAGATTTGCCGGGTGCTCGTGAACCGGCTCTCGGAACTGCCCAACTACGAGCAGATCGTGGACCCACTGATCCACGAAGTCATCGGCGTCATCGACCACGCCCGCAACGACACGGCCTTGGCGCTTCCGGCTCCACATGAGTCCTAAATGCAGGGTTGGGGCCGCCTGGGAAATGAAGCAGATGCCCAAGTGGTGTGCGTGCGGCAAGATCATCACCTACGCGGGTGAGACGCGCTGCGAAGACTGCTGGGCGAACGACCAGAAGCGCTACCACGGCTACAGTCGCGCGGTGCGGACCCTGATCCATAACGGTGAAGAGGTTGAGCATGTTCCCAAGCCTTCCCCATTGCGGCCAACGGTGTGCTCCGCCGGCAACGGCCACTGCGCTTCCGGCGCTGCGCCGGCGCACCGTGAACAAGCTCGTCCACCCGGATGATCTCAAGGCTGGGGACGTAATCGGCTTCTCGGGCAACAGTTGGATCAGCGGCCTCATCAACGTCGGCACCTACGGGCTTCCGTGGTGGGGCATCAGCCATGTGGGAATCATGGGCCATGCCGCGGACGGCCGGCTGCTGTTGTTCGAGTCCACGACGCTGGAAAACATGCCCTGCGAGATCGCTGGGCAGTGCTTTGACGGGACCCAGGCGCATGTGCTCGACAAGATGCTCCCGGCCTACGACGGCAAGGTGTGGCACTATCCGCTCTACCGGCCGCTCTATGAGAGCGAGGACAAGCGGCTGACTGAGTTCCTGATGGCCACGATCCATACGCCCTATGACGAGATGGGGGCGTTCCGGTCGGCGGGCGTCGGGTTGTCCTTGATCGAGTCATGCTTCCGCGAGCAAGACCTGCACATGATCTTCTGCTCGGAGTGGGTCGCCGCTGGCTTGTCGAACATCGGAGTCTTCAACACGAGTGACGCCGCCAGATGGAATCCGAACCACCTTTGTCGCACTCTTCGGCGAAGGGAACTGGTTTTCAAGCCACGGAGGATGCGATGACGCGAAACGTCCTGGCAGTGTCGCTGTTGTGCTTGTTGCTCAGCGGGTGCAGTGACGACGGCCTCAAGCTGAGGCCGGTGAAGAAAGAGCGCCCCACGGTGAACTTGCCGCTTTCCATGCGGCAGGGCAACTGGCAGGAAGCGGAAGGTGACGGGTCCTGTACCTGGGCTTCGATGGTCTCCCTGTTGCGTTGGCAGGGCCGCTATCACACGGCCGATTGGGTGCGACGGAATTACGGTGCTGGCGAATGGCCCGACGACATGGCCAAGAAGCTGGATGCGGCCAGGATTCGTTACGCCTACGTCACCAACGGTGATGTGAAGTTCCTGGAGTGGGCGTGTCGCACGCGGAGGGGTTGCGGCATCACGGTGCTGGGCGGGGCGCACATGGTCGCCTTGGTGTATCTCGACGACAGGTGGGCCGCCCTCTTGGACAACAACGCTGTCGAGAGCTACATCTGGGTTCCGCGAGAGACGCTGATTGCTGAATGGAAGGCAAGCCTGGGATGGGCGATAACGCCAGTCTACACCCCGGCGGCTCCGCTTCCACAATAACGCCAAGGTCCGTTTCACAAGCGAGAGAACAATGAACAAGCTGCTTCTGACTGTCCTGTGTGTCTTCATGCTCCTGGCGGCCGTGGCCCCGTGCCTCGCCGACACGATGAACGGCGTTCTCGCCGAGGAGCGCGTGGTCAACCTGCCCAACGATCAGGGCAAGTGGTACATCAGTGTCGTCGGCAACGCGAACGACGCCGGCTACCAGGAGATCCTCGGCTGGTTCGAGAGCAATACGAACCTCATCAAGCTGAGGAACCAGGTGCATTTCTGTCCGGTCACGACCGATACGGCGGTCTACACGGAACGCTATGCGCCCAACGTCAAGGCCCTGCCTACCGTGCGGATGCAGAATGCCGCCGGCAACGTGATCTACGAGGCGTCGGCAAAGGACATCCCGCTGACGGCCGCGGGGCTCAATGGTGCCTTGGCCAATGCGGCGGGTGAGGCGCAACGTCTCCGGCCGCTCTTGCCCTGGCGACGGGAGATGGAGCGACGATGCCCCGCGCCGAATCCGAATCCGCAACCGAACCCAACTCCGCAGCCGAGTCCCGATCCCGAGCCGCAACCGCTCGACGATAGCGCGTCGCCTGTTGTGGATGCCGTGGAATCCCTGCTGGCCTGGTATGTCGTGGTTCCGGTCTGCGCCGGTGCGGTGCTCTTGGGCCTGGCCATCGGCTACGGCCGCAAGCTGAAAGAGAAGTGGCTGCCGGTCGTGAAGTAGCCGCCGTCTCGCGTGTCTGTTTCCTGTGACCTGCCTGCTGCCTGACGCAGCGTTCCCACATTCGGAGAAGAAGTATGAACCCGACCGTTGTGCTGTTGATCCTGGTTGCCCTGGTGTGCGTGTTGCTTGGCCGCGAGGCCGGCAAGTACCTGTTCGGCGTGAACGAGAAGCTGGTGGAGAAGAAGCGGGCCGCCCAGGGACTCGCCATCAGGTTGCGGGCTGCTGGCCTCACGCTGCTCCCCAAGCTGCTGGAAGACTTCGTTGTGGGCGACGTGAGCGACCTGCTGACGAAGATTCACGATCTGGCCAAGCTGGTGGAAGCCGGCAATGACGCCATTGAGAAGGACCTGGAAGCCACCTACGAGAATGTGCTGGACAAGAAGCTGGCAACGCCCGAGGGCATGGCCTTGATTAAGGCGAAGATTGCCGTGATCGAGCAGGCCAGCGCTCCGGCCCCGGGCCCGGCCGCTCCCGCCCCGGCTCCCGCTGCGCCGGCGGCTCCGGTCGCCCCAGTGGCTCCGGCCAAGTGACGCCAGCCCCTCCAGGGATAGCATCCCTGGATCATCGCCCGCCGCTACGGCCATACGCAGCCGGGCGATTCTCAGTAAACCTGTCACGCCTCTGAATCACGCGCACTCCTGACAGGTCTTGGGTATCACCACGCCCCGGTCGGTGTCGTAAGCCGACCGGGGCAGGTCCTCCGAATGCTCGGCACCGGGAAAGGCTGGTCAGTATGAACACACGATCCTTTTGCACGTCCGTGCTGCTGCCGCTGTCAGCCATCCTGGCGACCATCCTGCTTCTGGGCTGTGATCCGCCGATGCCTTTGGCCCCATTGCCGACGCCCAATCAGCGACACCAGGCACAACCCGATCAGCAACGACCGGCACAACCCGAGCAACAGCATAAGCAGTGTAGCCGGCCGAAAATCATTGCCTTCGGTGCCGACTGGTGCTCTGCCTGCCGCGCGGGCGAGCCGAAGCTCGACGCCCTGGAGCAAGAGGGCGTTGTTGTCGATCGGGTCAACATCGACGAGCGCCCCGATCTGGCCACGAAGAATGCCATTACGAGCATCCCGGTCTACTTCGTGATTCGTTGCGGGCACGACACCGTGCGGACGCAGGACATCGACGAGGCCGTCCGGCTGATGAATGAAGTCTTCGGGAGGCAGTGATGGCCGAGCGACGGTGCGCCAATTGTTCGCCAGGGCCGGCGAAACCGAAGCTGCCGCCTGTCGCCGGCCTTGTGGTCGAAGACGGCAAGCGCCTTTGGCACCATGCCCTCGTCACCTGCAATGCAGTCGTGGAAATGATGCGAGTCTACACGCATCTCGGCGCGCCGGGCGGTGATCCCGTCCCCCTTCGCCGGATGGCGTCCAACCTTTTGGAAATCGCGCAAGCGGTGGAGGACAACCATGCGAGTCGCACTCCCGTACAGTAGCAGTTATCCCTACGTGACCGTCATCCTGATGACGCCCAAGGGCGAACGCACGGCGACGGTGAACCGCAGCTTTCACTCCTTCGTGGACTTCAAGTTACCCGAAGGCGTCGAGGAAGCGGAAGTTGACGTGTACTCCTGCTTCCGCGATGCGGGCGGCCATGTGCCCAGCGGCTGTGGCCCGGCGCTGATTCAAGGGGCCGTGCGGAAGATCGAATCCGCCTTGTCGATGGTTGGCCTCCAAGCGGCCGAGCCGGCTGCCGGTGGGGCTCCCGCCACCGCGGTCCCCGCCGCTGCGGCCCCCGTCGATGCGGCTCCCGCTGTTCTGGCTCCGGTTACTGACCCGGCTCTTGTCGATGTGGCCCCGGCCGCCGATGCGCCCGCGGATGCCGATGCGGCCCCGGTCACTGTGGCCCCCGTCGATGCGGCTCCCGCCGCCGATACGGCCCCGACTGCCGATGCGGCCCCTGCCGAAGTGGCTCCGGTTGCCGATGCCACTCCCGCCAGTGCGGCCCCGGTTGCCGACCCGGCTGCTGCTCAGGCGGCTCCCGCCGCCGATGCGCCCGCGGTTGCCGATTCGGCTCCGCCTGCCGATGCGGCCCCCGCCAATGCGGTTCCGGCGGCCGGCTGAGGAAACACGAGGTTGCACAGGATGAACGCACTGACCGAGCAACACGCCGAGCGAACCTGAACATGCAACCTCGAATACAGCGGTGGCTACATGACGATTCAGACACGCGACAGCCATGCCGATTTGTGGGATGCCTTCGAGCAGGGCATCACCCGCGGCCTGGAGAACTCGTCTCTATTGTCGTGTAGCCGGTGGGCCGAGCATCGCCGGGTGATGGGAGCGCCTTTCCCCGGTCCCTATAGCTTCCTGCACCATCCTTGGTGCCGCGAGATTCACAACAGCAAGGCCGCCTTCACCGTGGCGATGAAGGCGGCACAGTTGGGCATCACGGAAGCGGGGATCAATCGGGCGTTCTTCACGCTTGACCAGGCGAAGCGTGACGTGCTGTACGTGCTCCCGACGACCCTGAATGCGAGCGATTTTTCCAAGGCTCGCTTCACCACCGCGCTGAAGCTCAGCCCTTACCTGAAATCACTGTTCGTCGATACCAATACGGTCGGCCTGAAATCGACCGGCACCAACGTCCTGTACATCCGCGGAAGCCGTGGTGACTCCAACCTGAAGTCCATCCCGGTCTCCGAACTGGTCCTGGACGAGTTGGACGAGATGGATACGAAGGCCATTTGGTTGGCATTGGAACGCCTCTCCGGTCAGATCGAAAAGCACGTCGTCGCCATATCGACGCCGACTGTGCCCAAGTACGGCATCCATCGGCTGTACCTCACCAGCACGCAAGAGCACTTCTTCTTCAAGTGCCCATGTTGCAGCCGATCGACCGAGTTGGTCTGGCCCGATTGCTTCGAGATCGTTGGTGAAACGGTCAGCGACCCGCGTACCGCCGAATCCTTTCTCAAGTGCAAGGAATGCAAGCACAAGCTGGACCATGCCGCCAAGCCGATGTTCCTGGCCAACGGCCTGTGGCAGCCGACGAATCCCAACGTGGACCCGCAGGAGTCCCGTGGCTTTTACGCCAACCAACTCTACTCGTCCACCGTCTCGCCCGGCGAGATTGCCATTGCTTACTTTCGCGGGCAGGGCGACGAGGTAGCGAACAAGGAGTTCCACAACTCCAAGCTGGGTGTGCCGTTCATCGGCGAGAATGCCCAGGTCACGGACACGATGCTGGACAACGCCGTGCGGAAGTATTCGATCACCGACCTGCGGCCGGTGGTCGGCGGCCGGCGGTGCATCACGATGGGTGTGGACCAGGGCAAGACCGGCTACATCTCCGTTGTGGACTGGACCGTCGATGGCGACCGTCGTGTGGACATCAACCTGGCAGCATTGGGCAAGCTGCTTTGGTACGGCAAGTTCCGGGAAGATGACTTCGCTTATCTCGGACAACTGATGCGGGAGTGGCAAGTCCTGGCCTGCGTCATCGACGCCGACCCGAACATCAACGATGCCCGCCGCTTTGCCCGCAAGTTTCACGGCTACGTCTGGCTGACCCGCTATCGGCGCGGCCAGACTGCGAAGGAGATCGCACTTTCTGAGGAGGACACCGGAGCCCCGATGGCGACGGTGGACCGGACGAACTGGCTGGGTTGCACGCTCGGCCGCTTCAAGACGAACCCGACCCGGATGCTGTTGCCGGCAGACATTTCCGTGGAGTACCGCGAGCACCTGAAGAACCTGGTGCGGACCTACGAGAAGGACGACCACGGCAACCCTGAAGCGGTCTACGTTGAGACTGGACCTGACCACTACGCGCACTCGCTGGTCTACGCCGACATCGGACTGACCTTTGCCGCAGGCATTGGTGGCGGCACCAACATCGGCAAAGTTCTGTAAGGGGATGCACTCGTGGTTGTTCAATACATCACCAACATCGTCGAAGTCAGGCACCCGAGCTACCTCAGCAGCCTGCTGGATTGGCGCAAGTGGCGCATCACGTACAACGGCGGCGAATACTTCCGCAAGCTGTATCTCCAGAAACTCAGTGGCCGCGAGGACGAGCAGGACTTTCAGAATCGGCTCAACATGACGCCGATCCCCAGCTATGCGCGCGTGGCGATCGACGATGTGCGCAACGCCATTTTCCAACGCCTGCGGGACACCATCCGGCGCGGCGGCAGCAACGCATACCAGGAAGCGATCAACGGCCTGAGCCTGGGCGTGGACTTGCGCGGCAACACGATGAACGGGTTCCTCGGCATCAAGGTGCTGTCGGAACTGCTCATTATGGGGCGCGTCGGCGTCTACGTGGATTCCCCGGAGGTCCCGGGCAACGCCACGCTGGCCGACGTGAAGGGCGTGCGGCCGTACCTGTACTTCTACCCCATCGAAGACATTTTGAGCTGGACTTGCGCCAAGCCGGATGAACCGTCCACGTTCCAGGCGCTCTTGCTCCGCGACGTGGTGCTCAACTTCGATCAGCGGACCTACCTGCCGACCACGACAGTCGAGCGGTTCCGCATGTTGTGGATCGACCGCGACACGGGCAAGGTCAACCTGCAATTCCTGGACACCGCCGGCAATCCCATCGACCGCGCGGGGAATCCGGCCGGGGCCGTGGAGTTGGAGTTGACCCGCATCCCCTTCGTGCTGTTGGACATCGGCGACAGCATGATTAAGGACGTGGTGAACCACCAGATCGCGTTGCTGAACCTGGGGTCCAGCGACGTGAACTACGCCTTGAAAAGCAATTTCCCCTTCTACATCGAGCAGAAAGACCAGCGGGCGATGGGTTCCCACCTGAAGACTGCGGTGGGTGAGGACGGCACGGCAACAACCGGCGGTCAGCCGGGTGCGGACTCCGACATCAAGGTCGGCACGACGCAGGGCCGGACCTACGACATGAAGGCCAATGCTCCGGCCTTTATCAATCCGTCGAGCGAGCCCTTGAAGGCGTCGATGGAGTTGCAGGCCAAGCTGGAAGACGACATCCGCAAGCTGATCCATTTGGCGGTGGCGAACACGGCGAATCGGGCCACGGCGGAATCGAAGTCGATGGACAACCAGGGCCTTGAAGCCGGGCTGTCTTACATCGGCCTGGTGCTGGAGGCCGCCGAGCGGCAGATCGCCGAGTTCTGGGCGGCTTACGAGGAACGCGATGTGGCGAAACGGAATGTCGCCACGATCAAGTACCCTGACCGCTACAGCCTCAAGACGGACTCCGACCGCATTACGGAAGCCGAGAATCTCGTCAAGTTGATGTACGCAGTGCCGGGCCAGAAGGTCAAGCGCGAGTTGGCGAAGAACATCGTGCTTGCTTTGCTCGGCGGCAAGGTCAACGTGGGCGACATTCAAGCCATCTTCGCCGAGATCGACAAGGCTCCTTACGCCACCAGCGATCCGACGACCATCATTGCGGCGGTCACGGCGGGCCTGTGCGGCGAGAAGACGGCCGCGATGGCGCTCGGCTTCAACGACGACGAGCACCTCCAAGCCCGCGCCGATCATGCGGCCAGGGCGATTCGGATTCTGCAAGCCCAGCAGAAGGGCGGTGCGTTCGGCGATCAAACGACCGGCGGCACGAGGCGCGATCCGGCGACGGGAAAGACCTTCGGGTCCGACTCCACGAACCTCAGCGACGTGGGCGACATGGGCGGTGATGCCGGGGCGCGAGGCGTGCCCGATCTCTCGGCGAACACCGCTGCCGGCAAGGAGGAGAAGGCGACCAGCCGGGACACGACGCTCGACCACGACACCAAGCCGCCCGTCCGCGGGAAGGGCAAGCAACTTTAGAGGAGCCGCAACGATGTGGGAAGTCAAAGAAACTTCGCCGTCCAGCGAGTTGAGGCACGGACATGCGGTGGTGGGCACGTCGCCAGCGCCGTTGACCACTTTGTCCATGAAGTTCGTCCGCGGCATTCTCCTGCGCGCACCGGGACCGGATGATCTCACGCCGAACACCGATGTCGTGTACATCGGCTGCAAGTCGGTGACGGCGGACTCGAACGCGGGCACGGGCGGGATGCCGATTCTGCCGGGCAGCGCGGTCGAATTGCCGGTGGAAGACCCGTCGCAGGTTTACGCGGTGTCGTTGAGCCCCGGTCAAGACCTGGCGTGGATGGGGGTGTGAAGCCATGTTTACTTACAGCACACCTACCGGAGCCACTGGCCCTGTCGGGGCGACCGGGCCAACCGGCGGGCCCACGGGTCCTGTTGGGGCAACTGGACCGGAAGGGCCGCAAGGCAACCGCGGCTCCACGGGTCCGACCGGGCCGCAGGGCGAGGTCGGAGTCACCGGGGCGACCGGGCCGCAAGGCGTGATCGGAGCGACCGGGGCCACCGGGCCGCAAGGCGTTGGAGCCACCGGACCTGCTGGGGCAACTGGCCCGACCGGGCCGCAAGGCGCTGTCGGAGCTACCGGAGCGCCCGGGCCGCAAGGCACCGTTGGAGCCACGGGCCCGCAAGGAGATCTGGGAGCCACCGGACCCGCTGGGCCGATTGGCGAGACCGGGCCTGATGGGGCGAGCGGGCCGTCTGGCCCAAGCGGTCCCATCGGTGATACCGGGCCTGACGGGGCCACTGGCCCGACCGGACTGACGGGTGACGCCGGAGCGACCGGACCTGCCGGAGCCACTGGCCCTGCTGGAGCGACCGGGGCCACCGGGCCGCAAGGCGATGTGGGAGCCACTGGGGCAACCGGGCCGTCCGGTGGGCCAACCGGACCGACTGGTTTCACGGGAGCGACGGGGGCCACTGGCCCTGTTGGAGCGCCCGGAGCCACCGGCCCGCAAGGCTCGTTGGGACGCACCGGGCCAACTGGCCCGCAGGGTGTCAGCGGAGCCACCGGCGCGACGGGGCCCGCTGGGGCGACCGGTTCGGCCGGAGCCACCGGGCCCCAAGGCAGCGACGGTGTGACGGGGCCGACCGGCGCGACTGGCCCGGCTGGTCCTACTGGCCCGCAAGGCAGCGTGGGCGTCCTGGGAGCGACAGGGCCAACTGGCCCGGCAGGCGCTACTGGTCCTGCCGGTGCGACGGGGCCGCAGGGCGACACGGGAGACACGGGCGAGGTTGGTCCGACTGGGGCCACTGGTCCTACAGGCCCCCGTGGCGCGACAGGCTCGCAGGGGGCGTCTGGCCCTCACGGTGCGACGGGTCCCAGTGCTGGACTGCCGACTGCGCCCACCGGCAATAGTCTGTGCTGGTATTTGGCGTCGGACGCGAATGGCGTCCTGAGTTGGCAGACGTTTACGCCAGCCTCGTGAGATGTGAGTCATGCAATTCGTCATGGAATCCTCTCCGAACACCGGCGCAACCGGTGCGACGGGCCCCACAGGACCAGCGGGCGGACCCGTAGGGGCGACGGGTCCGCAGGGCGCGACGGGGGCGACTGGGCCACAGGGGGCTACGGGGGCGACCGGGCCAAGCGGTCCACCTGGGAGTCAGGGCGAACGGGGCGTCCAGGGTGTCCAGGGAAACGGGGGACCGACTGGTTCGACAGGCCCGTTAGGTCGTATGGGGCCTACGGGGGCCACAGGACCAGTTGGACCGAGCGGCGCGAGTGGATCGCCCGGTGGCCCCACAGGGCCGGCTGGTCCCATAGGAGCAACCGGACCGACCGGCCCCTCCGCGGCTGTCACGATGGTGGTGACGGGAGAGGTTATCCAAGCGGGTCAACCTGTCTATGTGAATCAGATAGATGCGTCAGCTTACAGAGCAGACGCAACATCGGATGCGTCGAGTCAGGTCTGCGGCTTCTGTCAACAAGATACCGTGTCCGGCGGCATGGCCGCTATCGTGCCGGTGGGGTGTCTGGAATTGGCAGATTGGTCTGTGCCTTTGGGCTTTGCTGCGGGTTCAGCCACTCTCTTGGTTCCCGGGGCCGTCTACTACTTGAGCGTCACCGGACAGATAACGGCGAGTTCTCCAGCATCGGGCTTCGTTATTCAGGTCGGCATCGCCGTGACGCCGACGACTTTGGACATTGACATCAAGACAAGAGTGCGGCTCTAAGCCGAAGGAGTTCCAATGACCGCCTATCGTAAACCAATCGTCCTGGAAAACGGACAACTCGAACAAGTTCAGGCCGGCGACGGCCTCGATGCCGGCGCGTTTCAGGTGCCAGCCAGCCTCGGTGCGCCGAACCAGGTATTGGCGGTTCCCGCCAGCGGCACCTTGCTGCAATGGGTCGATCCCGAGGTTTCGGACATTCCGCTGGTCAACGACAACGCCGGCCCCATCGTGATCGGTGCGCCGGTCTACGTGAAGGCGGACGGCAATGTCGATCTCGCCAAGGCGGACGCACAAGCCACCGCGGACGTGCTCGGGCTGGTGAAGGACATCTCCATTGCGACGACCGTGGCGGGCAACGTCTTGTTGGATGGCGTCCTGACGGCTACGACCGCGCAATGGGACGCCGTGGCAGGGACCACGGGCGGTCTGGTGCCGGGGACGGTTTACTTCCTGAGTGCGGCAACGGCCGGGCAGCTTACGGCCACGCCCCCGAGTACCGCGGGGCAGTTTGTCGTGCGGGTGGGGAAGGCGCTTAGCGCGACCCAGTTGAACCTGGTGCTCGCGGCTCCGATCAAGCTGTAGGCAACGGGTGGGGCGGGAGTCTTATCGTGGCACAACACCAACCACTGGTCGTAGACGACGGGCAGGTTCGCCAGTTCGCGTCGGGCGACCAACTGGTGATCCCGCCGCTCACTTTTCCTGCCGGCGACGGCGCGGCCGATCAGGTCTTGAGAACGGATGGAGCCGGGAACCTGGGTTGGACCACGCAGGCTGGTTCCCCTGGGCCCACTGGACCGACTGGATTGACCGGGCCGACAGGCCCCGCGGGTGGCGCGGGTGGTGTCGGCGCAACCGGAGCCACGGGGCCGACAGGTCCACAAAGCACACGCTGGGGCGGCTTGACGGCATTTCTCGTCGGGGCAACGGGGCCGACTGGCGACACCGGCTCGACAGGGCCGACAGGTCCTACCGGGGCGGCAGGTCCTACCGGTGCGATTGGACCGCAGGGCGACATTGGTGCCACCGGCCCTCTCGGGCCCACCGGAGCAACTGGGCCGCAAGGTGACGTTGGTGCCACTGGCCCTTCCGGCGGACCAACAGGGCCTACAGGCCCCGCAGGACCAACTGGTCCGACAGGACCACAAGGGATCAATGGAACCATCGGCGTTGATGGGAGCACGGGGCCAACGGGACCAGCAGGGCCAACCGGTCCGACAGGACCCGCAGGCGCGACGGGGCCCTCTGGTGGACCGACCGGACCGACAGGACCCGCAGGCTCCACGGGGCCGACCGGTCCGACCGGGATCGACGGGGCAATGGGTTCGACCGGCGCTGCTGGCACGACAGGTCCGACCGGACCGACAGGTGCCACAGGCCCACAAAGCACACGCTGGGGCGGCTTGACTGCGTTCCTCGTGGGCGCGACAGGGGCCACGGGACCGGCGGGGGCTGCGGGGCCTTCCGGCGGCCCGACAGGGCCCACAGGCCCGGCCGGGGCGACGGGACCGGCGGGTGCAGCGGGGCCTACGGGTCCTGCTGGCCCCACGGGGGCGACCGGCCCGGCGGGGTCGAGCATCGGTGCCGACATCACATATTACATTGGTCCCACGGGGAACGATTCGACAGGCGACGGCAGCAGCGGAAATCCTTGGGCGACGGTCGGCAAGTTCTTGTCGGTCATCGGCTCCTTGTACATTCCGCAGGCTTACACCGCCACGCTCTATGTCCAGGATGGACACTACACGTCGGTCGGCGAGATTGACTACTGGCACCCTTGCGGGGCTCGGGTGCAGATTCTCGGTGTCAACACCTACGACATCAGCATGTCGTCGGTGCAGAGCACGAGCGCGATTGGCGGCGGCTACACGGTCGTCCTCAACGTCAGTGACGTGAGCAACATCGCGGTCAACGACTACGTGCTGATTCGGATACCGAGCGGCGGCACGAAGCCGTTGATGCTGTGCGGCTGCCACCAGGTCACGAATGTGGACACCGTGAACGATCGCGTCACGTTGCTGGTCTACAGTTTCTCCAGCGACGTGCCGAGCGGTGCGGTCACAGGCTACATCCGCGTGCTCAAGAGCACCCTCACGTTCACAGGCGATGGGTTCCATGTCGGAGCCGATGTCACACTGGGAAAGATGGCGCTCATCGGCGTGCGGAACACGGGGACGAGCGCCGTGCTTGTCGGGACTGGCAGCCAATGGGCCGGCGGCAATCCGTCGATCTTCTTGCAGTCCATCGGCTGCAACAATTTCGATTTCGGCGTGAAGTTGTACCACGGCTACGCGACGACGGACCAATGGCTGTGCATCAGCGGTTGCGGCGGCATGGCGGCTGGAGCCGGGCTCTATGCGTCCGGCGGCGACTCCGCGATGGACGCGCCGTTCACGGCGATCGGCGGGGCCTATACCGGCATCCTGGCGCGGAATTACGGCTTCATTGACATCACCGGCGGCAGTTTGGTCGGCAGCGGGAACGGCTATGGTGCCAGCGCCTATGTCGGCGGTCTGTGCCGTGTCACGTCCGTGAACACGCAGTCCAACACGACGAACTACAACCCGGCCCTCAACACGGTGGGGAACGCCAACGCCTTGATCTCCAATTACGCTTCGAGCGAATACTGAGTCGCGGGGAGAGACCCGACCTGAACCCTCAACCCAACCACGTCAACGCGAACGAGAGACCCGTATGCGATTTCATGTTGTCGGCTTGCCGCACACGCAGACCCACTCCCGACATTCCGCGTGCGCCTTCACGACGAAGGTGCTCCATTTCTGCCAGATGATGACGAGCCTTGGCCACGAGGTCTTTCACTACGGTGCCGAGGGGAGCCAGGTCGAATGCACCGAAGACGTGTCAGTCCTGTCAGCGCCCGAGCAGGAAGCCTGGTTCGGCAAGTTCGATCCTGACGCCCTTTACGACGTGGACTGGAGCGGTCAGGCATCCTACTGGCGGCTCTTGAACGAGCGGGCAGCGGCCGAGATCAACAAGCGGAAGCAGCCGGGCGACTTCGTGTGCATCATCATGGGGACGATGAACCTGCCCCTGGTCAAGGCGGTCGGCGACGACGTGCTGGTCGTGGAGTACGGCATCGGCTACAACGGGACGTTTGCCAATTATCGGGTGTTCGAGTCCTACGCCCACATGCACAAGGTATTGGGCGTGCAGGGTGGCTACGACCCGAACGGCAAGTTCTACGACGTGGTGATCCCCAACTACCTGAACCCTGCCGACTATCCCTTCCGGGCCGAGAGGGGCGACTACTACCTTTACATCGGCCGGCTGGTGAAGCGGAAGGGCATCAACATCGCGGTGGAGACCTGCAAGCGGCTCGGGGTCAAGCTGAAGATCGCCGGGCAGGGCTGCATCAAGGTGGAGGACAACCGGATTGTCTGCACGGACGGCGAGGTGTACGAAGGCGACAACCTTGAATACGTCGGCGCGGTCACGGGTGCCAAACGGGCGCAACTTTACGGTCAGGCTATCGCCACCTTTGTCCCAACGCTGTATGTCGAGCCCTTCGGCACGGTGGCGGTCGAATCGCAGATGGCGGGCACGCCGGCCATCACGACCGACTGGGGCGCGTTCCCGGAGACCGTGGAGCACGGCAAGACCGGCTTCCGCTGCCGCACGCTGGATCACTTCCTGTTTGCGGCCCGCAACGCCCCGACGCTGGACCGCGGCTACATCCACCGGCGGGCAGTCGCCAACTACAGCATGGATCGCATCCGCTGGCGCTACCAAGAGTATTTCCAGATGTTGTCCGACCTGTGGGGACAAGGTTGGTACACCGAACGTGAACGAACACAGCTCGACTGGCTCACGCCTGCGTAGGAGGTGGTCCGATGGCGATTGACACATCCATCTACGGCTCTCTGGACGAGGCGGACGAATACTTCGAGTCTCGCCTGCACTCGGAGCCGTGGGAGGATGCCAACGCCAGGGAACAGTTCAAAGCGTTGCTGGCGGCCCGGCGGCTGATCGACAATCTCAACTTCAAGGGCGACAAGCACGCGGTCTGGGTGTTCCATCAGGACGTGCCTCCCCCTTGGCGCGATCCGGCGGACGACGCTTGCAGCCGAAGGGCGTGGGAACAGTACCGCCAGCAAGAGCGGAACGCCGAGGCGAGCCAGCCATTGGAGTTTCCCCGCGGCGGGGACACAGTGGTCCCGGAGGCGATCCGGCGGGCGCAGTACGAACTGGCGCTGAGCCTCTTGGACGACGTGGACCCGCAAATGGAGTTGGAGAACCTGTCGGTCACGGCCCAAGGCCACGCCGAAGTGCGCACGCACTATGAGCGAAACATGGTGCCGATCGAACATCTTGTCAATCTCGTGCCGAACCCCCTGGCCTGGTCGCTCTTGAAGCCATTTCTGCGCGACGAGCAGACGGTCAGGTTGTCACGAGTTTCGTAGCCCGGCGCGTGCCGGCTTCCATTGCTGGGCCAACACGGCGGCCCATTCTAAGGCCGTGGTATCCAAGACGCCTGGCGGACCACGACGCCTGCGCCTTCACCTCTGTCGTGGGTGTGGGAACAGTACGATGCGAAATCTCTATCTGTCGCGTGCGGTGTTGGCTTCTTTCGAGGGTGAGGGCGGCGTGGGCGCGGGCGCTGGTGACGGCGGTGGCGCGGGTGCCGGGGCCGGGGCTGGCGCGGGTGCGGGCATAGGTGCCGGCACTGGCGCGGGTGCCGCCGCAGGTGCGGGCGCGGGTGCCGGGACCGGAGTTGGCGCGGGCGATGGCCGCTTCACCCAGGAGGATGTCAACCGGATGCTCGCCGACGACCGGCGTAAGCATCAGACGCAGATTCAGCGGGTCGAGAAGATGCTGGAGGAGACGGCAGCGTCCAAGAACCTGACCATCCAAGAGCGCGAGATGTTGGCCCAGCAGTTGGAGGACCTGCGAAAGGAGACGCGGACGAAGGAACAGCAGTTGGCTCACGACAAGAAGCAACTCGAAGAGCAGTACCAGAAGCAGTTGGCGGACGAGAGGAAGGTCCGCGAACAGTGGGAGACTCGCTACCGCGAGGGCACCGTGGAGCGGGCCTTGATGGATGCGGCCGTCGGCGGCGATGCGTTCAACACCAACACGGTCATGTCCGTGTTGCGCCCCATGACTCGCCTGACCGAGATCACGGACGAGAAGACGGGCAAGGGCACGGGGAAATTCAAGGTCATGGTGGACTTCCCGGACACCGATCCCAACACCGGGGAACCGACTGTGACCTTGCACACGCCCGAGAGCGCTGTGAAGCGGATGAAAGACTTGCCGCAGGTCTACGGCAACCTCTTCAAGTCCGGCGTCGTCAGCGGCATCGGGTCGAGTGCGGCAACCGGCGGCCTTGCGTCGGGTGCTGGCGGCAAAGTGGACCCCAGGAAGCTCTCGCAAGAGCAGTATTTGAAAATCCGGCAAGAGAACCCTGCTCTGCTCGGATTGCGCCCGCAGAAGGGCAAGTCCGGCCGCTAGTTGGTCCGTTCATCAGGGGATCGTCGTGAGCGGCCGCGAGTTGCGGCCTCTTGTGTTTCTTGATCCTGACAACTCTGTGGAGTGACAACGATGAATCCGCTTTACCTCTCGCACGCCGCCGTGGCGTGCTTCGACAACAACTTCGACGTGACCGGCACGGGCGCGAATGGCTTCATTCCCGAACTGTGGGCGGCCGAGGGTCTGGCGATCCTCCAGGAAAACATGGTGATCGCCAACCTGGTCCACCGGGACTTCGAGAACGAAATCCGCCAGTTCGGCGACGTGGTGAACACCCGCCGGCCGGGCAACTTCCAGATTCGCCGCAAGCAGGACGGCACCACGCTTCAGAACCAGGACGCGAACGCCACGAACGTCCGCGTGCCGTTGAACCAGTGGTTCTACACCAGCTTCACCATCAAGGACGGCGAGGCCAGCAAGTCGTTCCAAGACCTGGTGGACATCTACCTCCGGCCGGGCATGATTACCATTGCCCGTTCGGTGGACCGCGCCGTCCTGGGCCAGGTCCACGGGTTCCTGGGCGGACCGACCGCCCGCGTGGGCCGGCTGGCCAACCTCTCGGCGCAGAACAGCAAGGACTTCGTGCTGGAAGCCCGCGAGCGGCTGAACATCAACAAGGCCCCGCTGGAGGGCCGCAACCTGGTCTTGGCTCCGATCAGCGAGACCTCGCTGTTGAAGAATGAGTTGTTCATCGCGGCTCAGCAACGCGGTGACTTCGGCACGGCGTTGGAAAGCGCCACCCTGGGACGGATTCTCGGGTTCGACACCTACATGGACCAGAACGTCAACAGCGTCGCCGCCGGCAACTGCGACGTGGACGCTGCGGGCACCGTCACCGCGGCCCTGGCCGCGGGCGGCAGCGGCTCGCAGGCGATCACCGCCGGCACCTACGCGCCGCTGGCGACGGGTGGCGAGTTCGCCGTCGTGGCCGGCAACGATCAGCCGACCTACGTGACCGCGACCGCCGGGACCCCGGTGGATCACGTCACCCTCAACGAAGCGAACAAGTACGCCACCACCGCCGGGGCCAGCCTGTCGGTCTACAAGGCGTGCGCCGTGGCGGCAACCCAACTCGCGGGTTGGGTCGAGCCCGTGACGGTGACGGGCTACGTCAACCCGCCGCAGATCGGCCAGTTGATCGCGTTCCAGTCCGCCGGCTCTCCGCGGCAGACCTACACGATCATCGAGTCCTACCAGGCGGACGCGGACGGGACGCCGAATCCCGCCGGCACCTGCCAGGCGCTCTACCTGGACCGGCCGCTGGACTACGGTGTCACCACCGCCGACAAGTGCTTCCCGGGCCCGGCCGGCGCACTGAACATGGCCTTCCACCGGAACGCCATCGCCCTCGTCACCCGTCCGTTGGCCATTCCGAACAACGCGATGGGCGTGCTCTCGCACGTCGGTGTCTACAACGACATCGCTATGCGCGTGTCGATGCAGTACAGCATCGCCCAGGGCGGCACGGTGGTCAACCTGGACATCCTCGCGGGTGTCGCCATCCTGGACACGAACCTCTGCGTCGTGCTCCAGGGCTAAGCCCGCTGTCTCAAGGTCACGAATCCGCCCGGCCCGGAGCGCATCCGGGCCGGGCGGCCCTTCTCGCTTCGCAGGTGGAGGCCCCGTTATGGACATGACCGACCTTTGGCTGCTGCTCAGGCAGTACGGGCCGCTGGTGCTGGTAGTGGGATTCTTCCTCTGGCAGAACTGGCTCCGCGAATTGCGCATGAGCAACCGCATCAACAAGCTGGAAGACGAGCAGCGCAAGGTGCTGCTGCCGATGGTGGAACGCTGCACGGACGTGATCTCGCAGAATACGGCCATGATGGAGCGGCTGGAAAAGGCCCTGGACGGCCGCTTCGAGTGCCCCTTGCGGCACCAATGCCCCGAGGGATAGCCCGATGAAGAACGTCAATCCCATCCACAATCGCTTCATGCGGCTGGCAATGTACATCCACAAGCGCCGCAACGGCGCGACCGTGTTTGTGCGCCGCAAGGTCCAGGTCCAGGCCGACACGACGACCGGCCAGACCGCCTGGACCATCAAGACCTGGAAGGTCAAGCGCGTCGTCATACTTCCCGCGAAGAATCAGCGGGAGGTGCGGCAGAACGCGGGGGCGATGACCGCCAATCGGGCGATCATTCAAGGCTCCAGCTTCGATACCGGCGGTCGCCAGTTCCTTTTCGACCGCCGCGGGGTGCCGTCCGATCTCGTCCTGCAACGGGACGACTGGATCGTGTTCAACGACCGGCACTACGACATCGAAAGCATCACGGAGTACGAGTTCGACACGGCCTGGGTGGTGCTCGGCAAGGAACTGAAAGGGCGCGTCGAAGTCATCGACGAAATCCACAACCCGTGGAAAACGCGACTGGACGCGAACGACCAGCTACCGCTTGACGACCATCCCACAACCAGCCCATAGGTGCTCGCATGGCAGTGAATCCGAATTGGGCGCGTTGGGCGTTCGCATCCGTGGCGACCCTGATGAAACGGATCGCCAAGGACGCGAACATCCCGGCGCTGATGGAGGGATTGGACGAGCGGACGACCCAGTTCATGGACTCGGCCCAGCGGGTGGAAATCCGCATGTCCGGCCCCTTCACGAAGGAACTGAGCAAAGACTACTACGAGTTGGGCGTTGACATCAACCTGCTCTTCACGAGCCGGTATGAGGCCAACGGGAACCAATACGACATCATCACCACGGTCGGGAAGTTTCACGAGGCGTTGGACAATCCGATCCCGCTGAAGCGCTACGGCGACCAACCCGGTGACGATGGGAGCCTCGTGATCTGCTTGCTGCCTCGTTCAGGACGCAACGACGCAGTGCGTGTGTTTCATTTCGGGCAGACCGATCAGACCGACCGGCAGAAGCAGGTGATGATCGACGCCCGCTACGTTATCGACCTTGACGGCTAGGCAACAGGAGATCAACCAACTATGGCTCGCATTGAACTGAAATACTGCACCATCCGCATGAAGGATGGTCTGAACGGCACGGGTCTGGTCAACCAGCCGACCACCGTGCCGGCGGCGGGCGACACGTCGCTCAGCCTCGATACGCTGGCGCTGAACACCCTGACGCCGGAGAAGGTCCCCGTGGGCGCGACCTTTACGGTCGTGGGCGAGACGCAACCGCCGTACACCGCTCCCGACCGGCTGAACAACACCTTCGCGCAGGTTCACACCGTCACCGGCCGCACGCAGGCGACGACTGCTGCTGTGAACGCGGCCCAGACCGTCACTCTGACGACGGTGGCGGACTACTTTACGCTGACCTTCAACGGACAGACGACCGCCCAGATCGCCTACAATGCGGCGGCTGCCGCAGTCCAGGCCGCGCTGGATGCCGTTTTCAACGCCGCTTTCAGCGTGAGCGGCGCTGCGGGCGGCCCGTACACGGTGACGTTCATCGGCACCCTGGCCGGTTCGCCGCAGCCCTTGATGACGGCAGCGCCGGGCCCTGCCGGGGGCACCGTCGTCGTGGCCAGTTCCGTCGTGGGCGTCGTGCCCGGGGCGGATGTCACGACCGCCATCACCTTCTCACCGCCGCTTGGTCCCGGCACCTATGCCGACGACGCCGTTGTGACCTTCGGGCCGCAGCAAATCAACATCAAGATGGGCGACGGCAACCTGACTTACACCGAGCACCGGGACTACCAATACCTCCTGGACCGCGGCTACCTGGATACCGTCCGCGAGCCGAAGGATGTCCCGATGGACGTGAAGGTGGATGGCGTGTACGAGCACATCGTCTCGATCACCGGCGAGAACGTCACGCCCATCGAAGCCTTGGAAGGCACCGGGCGGGCGTCGGAGTGGGTTAGCTCCTCGGCCGACCAGTGCGAGCCGTACTGCATCGACCTGGAAGTCGATTACGAGCCGCCCTGTGCGCCGTCGCAAGCGGAATTGTCGGTGTTCCCGATGTTCCGCGCCGAGACCCGCGAAATGAACTTCAACGCGGCGACCATCAACCTGACGGGCAAGTGCTTCGTGAAGACTCCGATCATCACCCGTCCCAACGCCTGACGACTCCCCGGTCCGTATGGCCGGTTCCGCTAGTCAACGGGCTAGCCGGCAGCGCCGGCATCATCGTCGGCGCTGCCGATCTTCTCTTTTCGATCCTTTGAGGGAGATGAACCCATGAAGATTGCAGGGATTGACCCTACCACGCTTCCCAGCGAAGTGCTGCTCGTGCTGCCGCGCGGCGACACGGAGATCGTTTTCCGGGCCCAGCCGGTGCGGGACATGGAGACTTTCGAGTCCTTGTGCCCGCGGCCGACGCCGCCCGGCAAGATGACCCGCGACGGTTTCGTGTCGCTGGAACACGACCCCACCTACCAGCAAGTCCTGGCGGGCTGGGCCAGCCAGCGGCTCGGCTACATGGTGATGAAGTCGCTGGAACCAAGCCAGATCGAATGGGACACGGTGAAGGAAAGCGACCCGCGTTCCTGGCGGCACTGGTCCAAGGACCTGCGCAACGGCGGCCTCAGCGATACCGAGTGCCATCGCGTGTTGAACCTCGTGCTGGAGGCCAACTGCCTGGACGAGGCGAAGCTGAAGAAGGCCCGCGAGGTTTTTCTTGCTGGTCAGGAACCGAAGCCCGCATCCTCTGGCCTGCCCACCGAACCGGCGAGTACGCCGTCTGGTGCGCCTGCCAGCGCCTAGGACTCCGGCCGCCAGGCGTCAAGCCGGCCTGGGATGATTGCACGGTCGAGACGCAAGCCTTGATCGTCGCCTTCGACCAGACGTGCGCCTACGACGACTCCGTGCGGGACGCACGCCTGATGGGGGCACGGATGCCCGATGCGGCCGAGTAACGAAAGGTTCCTGACCATGAAGTTCACGGGCTCGCTGGCGGCACCGCGGTTGGACTTGTCGGCATACCGCCGCGCAATGGACAAGCATCTTCGTGAAGCGATCGCCCAGGCCCTCATGGCGTGGCTGGAGGCGACGGTGCTGGCCGAGGTGCCGGTGTGGAGCGGGGCGTCACGGGCCACGTTCCGGGCCCTGGCCAACCACATCGAGTACAACATCCCGATTTTTCCGGTGGCCCCCAGCCGCATCAGTCGCGGCGAGGCGGAGAGCAGCGGTTCCTTGGAGACCGACGAGGCCAAGGGCCGCTACGTCTTCAAGTACCAGACGACGCTCCCCTGGCTGCTGATTAACGAGTATTTCGACGCTACGCAATGGGGTTTCCATCTCAAGAAGCCCGGCCCCTATGACTTCCAGAAGAAGGGGCAGGCCGCCTTCCGCCAGTTTGCGGAGACCGTGCGCCTGCCCAATCCGTTCGAGTACCTGAAGTCCACCAAGATCAAGGTGAGGTAGGTCATGGCTGATGAAATCATTCAACAGCTTGGCTTCGACGCCTCCGCCGCCCTTGATGCCTTGGCGAAGATGGACACCGCCTTCGGCAGCTTCGAGGCGCGGTTGTCTTCCGTGGCCGAGTCGATGGGGGTGTGGAACGCCTGCGCCCAGGACACCGTGCAGGTCCTCAAGGACATTGCCTCCGGTGCGATCGCGGCGGCGGCTGCGATGTCCAAGCTGCATACGGCCTTCGGCGCGGGCCAGATGAACGCGCCCGGGCAGGCGGGCGGCGGTGCGGCCGGTGCGCCGGTCCCGGCGATTACCCCGGCCCAGGTGCCGAAGGTCACGCCGCAGATCGACAAGACGCCGATCGAAGAGGCGGACAGGGCGGCGGCCAAGTTCATCGTGTCGTGGGAGACCATGAGCCGTGTCGTGATGACGCAGGCCATCGTCCGTGCGCTGAGCGCCGTCCGTGACGCCATGCACGAGGCGTTCGACTCCAACTTGCAGTTTATGACCCGCGTGGCCGAGATTCAGTCGATTTCCCCTGGCGTCAACACCAGCCTGGATTCGATCGCGCAGCACATGGCCGACCTGTCCCGGCAGTTCAACATTCCGCTGGCCCAAGTCACCGAGGCCCAGTACCAAACCCTCTCGAATCAGTTCACCACCACCGCACAGCAGACCGAAGTGCTGACGGCCGCCTTCAAGTTGAGCAAGGTGGCGGTCATGGACGCCGGGCAGGCCGTCAACTTGCTGTCCGGGACGATGAATGCGTACCACATAGCCTCCAGCCAGGCCGAGGAGGTGGCGGCGAAGTTCTTTGCCGCCATCCAGATCGGCCGCGTGCGCGGCGAGGAACTGGCCTCCGTGCTCGGCCGCGTGACGGCCGTGTCGTCGGAGCTGGGCGTGTCGCTCGACGAGCTAAACGCCATGATGGTCACGCTGACGATCTCGGGCGTGAAGCCGGCCGAGGCCGCCACGGCGCTGCGGTCCGCCATGATGGCCCTTATCAAGCCGTCGCAGGATTTGCAGAAAGAACTGCGCCAATTGGGCTTCGAGTCCGGCCCGCAGATGATCTCCGCCCTGGGCCTCGAAGGGGCGTTGCTCAAATTGCGCCAGAGCACGGACGAGAACATGGCGGCCTTCGCCAAGTTGATCCCCAACGTCCGCGCCATCAGCGGGGCGTTGCGGGAGACGGACGACAGCGGGCGGCGCGTGGCGGACGCCTTGCAGCATCTCCATGAGGTGACGGTCGCCGCATTCAACGAGAAGTACAAGCTGTTCATCGAGAGCGATGCGCAGAAGACGCTCGCCGAAATGAACAAGCTCAAGACCTTCCTGACCACCGACCTGGGCGCAGCCATCGTCAAGGTGGTGAGCCAATTCCTGGGTTTTGCCGGCGGCGCGGACGCAGTGGGCGCGGCCATCCAGGCGATGGTGCCCGTGGTGCTGGCGGGCGTGGCGGCCTTCGGCAGTTTTGCCGCTGTCCTGGGCACGGTCGCGCTCAACGCGCGGCTCGCGGCCTTGGGGCTCGGTCCCCTGGGCCTGGCCGTAAACGGTTTGATGGTCGGGCTCACGGCCTACGCGGCTTTCGATTTCACCAACACCCGCATCATTCAGAGCATCCGGCAAGCGGAAGACGAGTTCCACAAGGCGCAAATGGACCGCCTGGACATGGAGCGTACCGCGGCCCAGCGGCGGATCGACGAAGAGGACCGCGCCAACCAGGAGATCGTCCACCGGGCCGAGCAATCGTTGGCGGAGCGGCGCAAAGACTACTTCGACATGGTGGACGCCACCCAGACGGACAACAAGCGTCTGATCGACGATTCACACGGGACGATGTTGAAGATCACGGAGGAGGCCGAAAAGGAGGTCCATCTCCTGCGGAACCTGGCCAGCGAGGCGGACAAGACCATCGCGGACTCGATGAAGCGGAGCACGGCGGTCGCCGGCACTTTGGCGGACACCCAGTTCCGCTGGTACGAGAGCCAGTGGAAGAGCGGCTTTGAGCAGCAGCAGGACTTTGCGGGCCGTGCGTTCAGCCTGGCGCGCGAGGCCGAGGAAATCATGTCCAAGGCCAAGACGCCGCAGGACATCAGCGCGGCGCAAAGCATCTACGCGCGGGCGCAGGCGTTCGCGCAAGAGTCCATGTCGATCGCCCAGCGGCGCAAGGACACCCTCGGCCAGCAACAAGCCGAAGGGGCGATTGAGGGCGTTCTGCGGAGCGAATTGGCCGCCAACGAGGCGTTGCGGGCCAGCAAGCAGACCCAAGCCAAGCTGGCGGAGCAGGCTGCTGCCGACGAAGAACGGCGCGTCACCCGGATGCGGGAACTGGCCAAGGGCATTTCCAAGGACATGGACCTGTTCGACAAGAAGAAGCAGCCCCTTGGCGGCGAAGACCGCGAGAAAGCTGTCGCCAAGACGAAGGCAGACCTCCAGGAATTCCAAAGCCTGATGATGGCCAGCAAGAAGTGGGAGGTCTCCGAGTGGCTCAACTTCGACAGCATGAAGCGCAAGATGCACGAGACGATGGAAGGCGCGGTGACGAAGGCCGAGGTCCGCGACCTGTTTGTCGCCGACCAGTCTCTCAGCAGGCTGAACCAGCGCATCACGACGGGGCTCGGCAAGATCAATCTCGACGTGTATGTCGGGGGCGATCACTCGAAACTGGCCGGCAAGCCGATAGAGGAGCAGTTCAAGGTCGCCGAAAACTATCCGCGCGAGGAGGCGGCGACGGCCAAGGCCCTCAAGGACGCCGACCTGGAGCGGCAAAACGCCCTGGCCCGCATCGTCGTCCTGCAAGGCCAGATCACTGCCAACATGCAGGTGCAGCAGGATGATGCGGTCAGCACGGTGCAGGCGTTCAAGGTCGGTGCGAACATGCTCACCGGCGTGTTCGGGACTTCGGGCAAGGCCGAATTGAATGTCGCCGTCACGAGTTTCCGCGAGATCAACGAGGCCATCGAGCGGATGCGGTCACACCCGCTCCAGATCGACGCGAAAGCGCTCGCCGATCTGACGGACAAGATCAACAACCTCAAGGCGAACAAGCCCTGGTCGCTCGATCTCAACATGAGTTCCACGGAGCGCAACCTGCAAAGCCTCAAGGAGTTGTTCGATTACGCCGAGCGGGTGCGGGCCGTGCAGTCGAAGTTCCCCAACCTTGACCAGCAAATCAAGGGCGCTGCCCAAGGAATGGAGCACCTGAACCAGACGATCCCGGAGTCGGGGCAGCAGGCCCAGGGCATGGCGAACAAGTTCTCCATGATCCGCTCGTCCATCGAGAGCCTGTCGCTTGGCGGCTTCATCAACGAGATCGAACGGGCGACGGCGGCCATGCAGGAGTTGGCCGCCGCAGCCGCCAAGGTGCCTTCGCCGAACAGCGATGCGACCAGGACGGCTGCGCACGGCGGCATGGCCTTCTTGGCGGGCGGGGGAGAACCGCGCGGTACGGACGTGATCCCTGCCATGCTCACGCCCGGCGAAATGGTAATGAGCGCGGCGACGACGCGCCGCTTCGCCAGTCAACTTACGGCGATGAACGCCGGCAGCCGGCCGACCTACCACAACCAGGGCGGTCACGTCACCAACATCGGCGACATCAACGTGAACGTGGAAGGCGGCGGAACGGGCCGCCAGACGGCTCGATCCATCGCCACGGAACTGCGACGTGAGTTGCGGCGTGGCACCTCGGTCCTATAACACGGAGAACCAACCATGAAGAGCGAACTGAACATGGGCCACGCAGCCGGCGTCAAACTGGTGCGAGCCGCGAACCCGGTGGCCGATCTGCTGGACCCCAAGGGGCGGTTTCACATCGAGCATTGGCGCGGCGGCAAGAAGATTGCCGACTACGACATGCCGAACAACATCACCAACGAGGGGCGCACGCGGCTCCTGAATGTGATGTTCAACAGCGGCACGCCGATCACCTCCTGGTGGATGGGCCTCGTGGACAGCACCAGTTTCACAGCCTATGCCCCCGGTGACTCCTACGCCCAGATCGCGGGCACCAACGGCTGGCTGGAGAACACCAGCTACACGGACGACGCCAACGCCAACAGCGCCGTCACGCGCCCCGTGTGGGGTGCCGGCACGGCGACGGTTACGTCCAACGTGGCGCAGACGACGAACGCCGCTCCGGCGGTGTTCGACATTACCAGCGGCGGCAGCGGCACGGTGAAGGGCCTCTTTATCGTGGGCGGGGCCGCCGGCGCACAGACGAAGGGCGACCACGCGGCCAGCGCCATCTTGTGGGCGGCTGCGGCCTTCACCGCGGGCGACGTGAGCGTGCTGAACGGCGACCAGTTGAAGGTCTCCTACAGCGTCACCGCGTAACGATCTCTCCCTCGCGGGTTGGGGCCGAGCGTCATAGCCCGGTCCCAACCCATTTTTCGGAGCCGACCCGTGACACAACACCGTGAAATCTTCAAGAACGACAGCCAAACAACGCTGAACGCGGCGGTCCTGGCAGGGGACGGCACGGTCACGGTCGCGGACGCCACACAGCTTCCGGCCACCCAGTTCTTCCGCATCCTGGTGGATTATGAATTGATGCTTTGCCTTGGCGTCTCCGGCAACACTTTGACGGTATGCCGCGGGGTGGAAGGCACCACGGCCGCCGGACACAATACGGGTGCGCCGGTCTACCAGGTTTTGTCCCAGGGCGGCTTGCAGCGCTACCTGCGCGACAACGACCCGCTATTCGACAGCGCCCGGCCGGCGTTCCGCATCATTGACGCCAACCAGAACCGCCTCCACGCCGCGGACTTCACGCTCTTGGACTACAGCAGCGGCGCGACCAAGACGGACTACGGCAACAGCATTATCCTCACGGCCGGGACCGTCGCTTTGACACGTCCCGTGCCCGCGGGTCCGACCTGGACCTTGACGGCCGCCGTCAGGAGCACGGGCACCAACAACCAGGCCGCCTGGGGCGCAGCGTGCATCGGGGTCATGGACACGGGCAACCAGATGGTGTCGCTGCGCTGGCTGGCCCACCGGAAGATGCTGCATGTAACGAAGAACAACGGCAGCGCCGGCTACATCGGGCCTGACATCTGTTCCCAGATTCCGGCCGCCGGGACGCAGTGGATGTGGCTGCGGATCGTGGACCCGAACGACGGCAACTGGCACTTCCAGTTCTCGGACGACGGCCTGCATTTCTTCGAGATCGGCAGCTTCGGCAAGACGGCCTTCCTGGGGACGGTCAACCGGATTTTCTTCGGGCAGATCGACACCTGGGGAAGCGGCTGTTGGGCGACCTTGGCCGCGTGGGACGACGGGGCGGGCATCCTGGGCTTTTAGGGAGACGACACATGCGCCGCGAGCAATTCGAGAATGACAGCCAGACGACGCTCAATGGGGCGGTAACATCCGGCGATTCGACGATCACGGTTGCGGACGGCACGCAGTTTCCGAGCAACGGCGACTTTCGCATCCTCGTAGACAGCGAACTGATGCTCTGCACGGGCGTCTCCGGCAACACGCTGACTGTCACCCGCGGGCTGGAAGGTACGACGGCCGCCGCGCACAGCAGCGGCGTGGCCGTGTACCAGGTCGTTTCGCGGGGCGGCTTGCAGAGTTACCTCCGCGACAATGATCCTCTGTTCGACACCGTGCGGCCGGTGTTCAGGATCATGGACGCGAGCCAGAATCAACTCCATGCGTCCGACTTCACGCTGTTGGACTACACCGGCGGCAACACGGCCTACGACTGTGGCAACACGATCATCCTGCAAGGAGCCGGCGGGGCCTATCTGACTCGTCCGATCCCTAGCGGCCCGACATGGACCTTGACGGCAGCCGTCAGGACGATGGGCACGAGCATCGAGTCCTACTGGGGCGGGGCGGTGATCGGCGTCCTGGACACGGGCAACCAGTCGGTCATTATGCGCTACCGGTCGCAGGAGGAAGGGCTGCTGATTACGCACCAGAATAATAGCGGTGGTTATGTCCCACCGGACATCGTGGGGCCGCAGAACATCTTCGCCGTGGACTGGCTGTGGATGCGGATTACGGACCCGAACGACGGCAACTGGCACTTCCAGCTTTCGGACAACGGCAAGAACTGGCTGGAAGTTGGCAGCTTCAGCAAGACGGCTTTCTTGGGGACGCCGAACCGGATTCTCTTCGGGCACATGGACATGGGCGGCAGCGGCGCTTACGTGACGCTGGGGGCGTGGGACGACGGGGCCGGCATCCTGGGCAGTTAGGGAGGCGACACATGACACAACTCCGCGAGCAGTTTGCGAACAACGCCCAGACGACGCTCAACGGGGCGATCACGAACGCGGCCACCTTGCTCGTGGTCGCCGATAGCTCCATGTTCCCGAGTGCGGGGGACTTCCGCCTGCTGATCGACAGCGAGCTAGTGCTTTGCACGGCCGTGGCCGGCGACACGCTGACGATCGCGCGGGCACAAGAGGGCACCACGGCTGCTGCGCACAACAGCGGGACGCGGGTGTACCAACTGCTGACGCAGGGCGACTTGGACCGTTATTGCCAAGACAACAATCCGCTGTTCGACGGCGGACCGGCCCTGCGCATCATCGACGCCAATGAAAACATCCTCACGTCCGCGGACTTCACTTTGCAGGACTGGGGCAGCGGCGGCGCGGTCAAGTCCGACAACGGCAGCAGTATCGTCCTGGTGACGAACACCCTGACGAATGCGGCGCTTACGCGGCCGGCGCCGACGACAGCGACCTGGCAATTGACGGCGGCCCTGCGGGGCGTGTCGATAGGGCCGTCCTCGTTCAACGGCTGGTGGTCTGGGGCCTCGCTCGGCGTGATGGACACGGCCGGCAAGATCGTGTGCCAGAACTATTGGGCGCACAAGATGCAGTGCAACGTCAACAAGTGGGATCAGTTGGCGAGCTACGTGTTCCCGGACATCATCGCGGCCTACAGTTGCCCGATTGTGGAGTGGATGTGGTTTCGCATCCGCCGGCCGGGCGACGGCAACTGGTATTTCGATCTTTCCGACAACGGCAAGTTCTGGGTCAACGTCGGCAGTTATCCCGAGTCCGCGTTCCTGGGCACCGTGGACCGCATCTTCTTCGGGGCGATCAACCCGGCCAGCGGCGGCTGGGCGACGTTGGCGGCGTGGGACGATGGGGCGGGCATCCTGGGTAGTTAGAGGAGTTTGCCATGACGCTTGTGGTCGCGGATCGCGTCCAGGAAACCACCACCACGACGGGCACTGGCACGCTGTCGCTGGCCGGGGCCGTCGCGGGCTACCGCCCCTTTTCCACGATTGGCAACGGCAACAGTTGCTACTACGTGATCGACGACGGCGCGGGGAATTGGGAGGTCGGCCAGGGCACCTATACGAGTTCCGGCAGCACGCTCTCGCGTGCCGTGGTGCTCGCCAGCAGCAACAGCGGGGCTCTGGTGAGTTTCGCGGCGGGGTCGAAGACCGTGTGGTGCGATGCTCCGGCGGCCTTGCTTACGCAAGCAGCCTTGGCGGGTGCCAACGTGAAACTCTACGGGGCCACGGGAAACGGCACGACGGATGATTCAGCGGCCATCCAGGCGGCCATCAACAGCGGGCTTCCCGTCTACTTCCCCGTGGGGACGTATGCGGTGGGCACGGGCCTGACGGCCGGCAACAACGGCCAAGCGCTGGAGGGACCCAGGGGTGCGGTCCTCAAGTTGGCGGCCGGCGTGGACTGTCTGACGGTCACGGGCAACGCCTGCCAGATTCGCGGGCTGACGATCAACGGCAACAGTCACGGTGGCAGCGGGTTGGTGATCCACGGGGCCAATAACTACGTGGACGGCGTGGAGAGCTACGGTAACGCGGGGCACGGCATCTGCCTGGACGGCCAGACGACGACTTGCCAGTTCAACCAGATTCACGCCTGCTACTGCCACAACAACGGGGCCATCGGCATTTCGCAGAATCACGTTTTTGATTCGATTATCTCGGATTGCCACTGCGACAGCAACACCTATGAAGGCATCACGGTCGATAACCAGTCGTACCGCTGCCTCATTGCCAACTGCAACCTGAATGCGAATTGCCAGGGCGGTGGTGTGGGTGGCATCGGCTTGGACGAGGGCGACCTGACGCGGATTTCCAACTGCATCATCCAGGGGACGGGCAGCGGTTGCCCCGGCATCAAGTTCCAGAACAACTTGGGCTCGATGTCCGGCGTGAACATCATGGGCTGCACGCTGGTTGCCAATGGCGGCGTTGGCATCTGGATGTCGAACAACGGCGGCAAGACGGCCTCGGCCGTCTCCATCACGGGTTGCCGCTTCCAGACGAATAACACGCACTCCGTACAGATCGACAGCGGTTGCAACAACTGCACAGTGGCGCTTTGTGACTTGGGAAGCCAGACTGTCTCGGACAGCGGCACCGGAACGATCCTGCAATACAACCAGTCGTATTAGCCATGTTGGGACGCTCACCGCTCTCTGGGCTGCCGATTGCTGCGCTCACCGCCACCGGCGGTGGTGGCAGCGGTGGTGGCGGCGGCAGTGGCGGTGGCGGCAGCCACAGCGCACTGGCCTCCATATCCGTGCTGGGTGTGGCGGGCGCGCGGCTTGGCATTATGATGCTGGATACAGCGGCCACGGGGCCGCCCGCCGCCGTGAGCGCCCTCAACCTCGGGCAGCAAGCGGTCGCCAATCTCAAACGCTTGGACCAGGTGGTGACGACCGGCCTTACGCTCGGGCATCATGCGGTCGCCCATACCGTGCATCATGTGTCGGCCACGTCGGCGGTGTCGCTGGGGCTTTCTTCGCGGCTGATCGTGACCGCAGCGGCCACGACCGCCCTGTCCCTGGCGGACAGCGCGAGCGGGCTGGCAAGCCGTGCCGTCTACACGACGTTGAACTTGGCGCAGACGGCGAGTGCCACGCGGGTACGACACGGGGCGGCCGGCGACACGGTGATGTTGGCCCAGTGGGGCCAGGTCGCCCAGATTGGCCCGATTGTCGCTGCGGCCGTCAGCAAGTTGACTCTCGGGGACGTTGCGGCGATCGCGCAGCGGCGCGAGTCGCTTTCCGCGGTCGATGCGCTCCAGACGTATCAACCCTATTTCGACAATACGACCGGGCAGTTTGTGGACGCCTGGGTCGGCCTGGCGGACAGCGCCTCGGCCGTGGTGACGCACCGCGGCGTGGGGGCAGTGAGCCGCTTGGCCCTCGGCAGCAGTAATCAACGCAGCGTGTTGCACGCGAGCGCGATTGCCGCCGGGGCGACCGACGCCGTGAGCCTCGGCCAACGTGCCAATGAAACCGAGACGCCTTCGGACACGGATGCCTTGCACCTTGGCGACCTGGCCGAGGTTACAGTTGGCAAACAGCCGACCCGCGATGCACTGTCGCTCGGGCACCGGGCGGCTGTGGTGGTGGTCCGCCTGCTGACGGCCACGGACACGATCACGGTCGGCCAGGCATTCACCTACGAGTTGCCTAGCGATCAGGTCGAGTGGCTGTATCAGCCCTCGGTCGGCGCGGGGGCACCCGGTTCGCCCACGCCGCCTCCGGCGTTGTTGGCGTACACGCCTGACCTGGACCTGCCGCCGACGACCTTGTTCTATCCGCCGGTGGCCCCGACCGACACCCTGACGCTGCGGTCGCCCGAGTTGGGCAACAAGGACCGCTTGCAGTTCAACCGGATCAGCCGCGAGACCCGCGGCGGGACCCTGGTGGTCTACGCGGACCCGATGTGGCCGAAGGTCCAGGTGCAAGTCCTGTCGTTTACCGGGCTGTCGTGGGACCAGGCGCAACACCTGATGAACTTCCTCTCGGCCCACCTGGGGCTGGAGATTGGTTTCATCGACTGGGAAAAGTGCCTGTGGACCGGCATCGTCACGAATCCGACCGAGGCGGTGACGCAGGACGGCCGTGGCGCGATGTATTCGGCGTCGTTGGAGTTTGAGGGTGCCCCGGCATAAGGAGAGGCAGCATGTTCCAACTCGCCGCACCTTATCCAGCTTTGCAGACGCTCACGGTGCTCCCGAGCCCGCAATTCAGCAACCAGGAGAGTGTGCTGGATACGGTATCGCGGAAGCTGGCGATGGACGGCACGCGCTATACCTACGTCAAGAGCCGGAACGGCCGCAAGAAGTCGAAGTGGACGTTCCTCTTGAGCCGGAATAAAGGGCTGGAGTTGCGGGCCTTCCTCGTCGTCTACTTCGCCACCAAGATTCAAGTGACGGACCACAACGGCCGGGTGTGGGTGGGGAACTTCACCAGCAACCCGTTCGAGTTCGATACGCCTAACGCGGCCCAGCCGGCGATTGCCCCGATGCCGCGCGGCGAGTTGCAAGCCATCGACATCGAGTTCGAGGGAGTGGAACAGTAATGCGCACCATTTCTTCCAATGGCCTGACGAAGCTGGCGGCGAACCTCGGCAACGAACCGGTTTCGATCATCGAGATCGACTGGTACGACGGCGCGGTCACGGCCTCCTACGCGGACAAGGACATCGCCGGGCCGCCGGCCATTCCCGGCAAGATCGTTGAACTGGGCGAGTTGGACGACGCCATCGACGTGACCATGCAGAACACGCCGACGCAGCAAGTCTCGATCACGCTGGACGACACGGACGGCTCGATCAAGGCGATCTTCGACAAGTACGACATCCACAAGCGGCCGGTGCGGCTGTACCAGTGGTTCACCGGCCTGGCCTTGAGCGACAAGTTCCTGGTGTTCGCGGGGCTCATTAACACCCCGGCCAGTTGGAACGAGCGGACGCGGACCGTCAAGTTCGATGTCGTCTCCCAGATCGAGGACAAGGAGATCGGGTTCTCGGCTGAGGAGGGACAGTTCCCGTACATCCCGGCCAACATGGTGGGGAAAGCATGGCCGATGGTGTTCGGCCTGGCCTACGATTATCCGGCGCTCAAGCTGGACATGGCGGTCCAGGGCACGACCCTCACGGGCGCGGGCATCCTTGCCGGCCTGGAATATCTGTCGCCGCTCTACGAGAACGGCACGAGTTCCGACCACAAGAAACTGCAACAGTTGGCCCTCGAAACGATCCACATGGGCTTCCTGTGGCAAGCGGCAAGCTGCTGGGAAGTGGGCGGCAACGACACCCCGGCCGCGCAGACGAAGATCAAGGAATACTTGGACGCCGGCAACCAGATCAGCGCGCAGATCGGCGCACAGACCGCGCAGATCAAGACGCAGGAGTTGTGCGCCCAGCAGCGATTGCAACTCCAGATTTACAACGCCAATCTCGCGGGCACCGGGGCCAATCCGATCCAGGTGCTTGGCGGCGAGGACTTCCCGCAGAACACGCCGCTGACCATCAACATCAACGGCGGCCTGTTCTACGGCCATTTCGAGGGCCAGGCATTCTACGTCAGCGCCAGCATCAATCCGCAGTTGGAGGCCCAGGTCGAAGCGATCATCGCCAACAACTTGACGGACCAGAAGTACCAGCAGGCGCGGCTTCCGTTCTGCACGCCGCCGCTCCAGAGCCAGGCGCAGGCTTACGATTACCGTGCGCCCGTGCCGTGCGGCACGTCGAACGACTTCTTCAATCCCTGCGAGTTGCGGTCGTATGGCTGGCTGATCCCGCGGCCCACGTCGAGCATTTCGGCACCGGGCAACATCGTCATGCAGCAATTCTGGGCGGACGCCGGCTCGAAGGTTGAACTTTACACGACGACGGCTGTGACGTATATCGCGTCGATTACGCCCGGAACCGTGCTGGCGGTGAAAGCCTTCCAGACGGTGGACGGCGTGCGGCGGCTGACGCTGGTGCCGGACGACCTGTACACGATCACGACGCAGACTTACGGCAGCGTCACGGCCACGCAGGTCACGTTGAAACAGAAGTTGAGCCAAGTGTGGTTCACGAACGCCAAGGGCGACTGGGTGCAAGGCTGGTCGGACGAGTTGTACGTGACCTTCCAGTCCTCGGTCGGCCCGAACATCGTGGACATCCTGGAGTACATCATCGACAACTACTCGGCCTTGACCTACGACACGGAGAGTTTCAATTACGTCCGCACGAAGCTGGCCCCCTTCCCGGCGAACTTCCCGCTCTTGCAACGCAAGAACGTGGTGCAGGTGCTCAAGGAAATTTGCTTCCAGTCCCGGTGTGCGCTGCACCTGGAAGATAACGTGGTTTACCTGACGTACCTGCCGGAAGAGCCGACGCCTGTGGACACGATCACGGTGAGCGACATCGACGCAGACGCCGGGATACAAGTGGACCTGGCCGTCAGGACGGAGGACATCATCACGAAGATGAACATACGCTGGCGCTGGACCAATGTGCCGGGCTTCGAGGCGTCCGCCGAACAGACGCCTTCCGACCAGTTCATCACGCTCCGCCACAACGTAACGAAGTACGGCCTCTGGGAGCGCGAGTACGAGTGGTACATTTTCAATCAGCCTGACATCGTGCTCAAGATGGCGACGTTCTGGCTGATTCGCTTGTCGAGCGCATGGAAGCAAGTGAAGTTCCGCACGTATCTGCACAAGTTGGCGCTGGAGGCGTTCGACTGTGTGACGCTCGACGCACCGGGCTACGTTGCAACAGACCCGGTGAAGATGGTCGTCACGAAGGCAGCCTACAATTCGGCGGACAACTGCATTGATATTGAGTGTGCTACGCCGGTGAAGGCGGGGACCCTGGTGCCGGATGTCTACTACTGGCCCTCGAATCTGCCGGTGACGACGCTCTGGCCGTCGGAGTTGGACATCGACAGCGGCAATGCAGGCGGCGGCGGCATTGGGACGAACGCCAGCGGACAGCTTCCGGTTGGGATGGTTGGGACACTGGGGATGGTCGGTTTCAATCCGGTCGGCTTGCCGAACGGTGGAAACGTCACCGTCAACATGCCCCAACTTGGGCCGATTTCGCTGGCCCCTGGCGCGAACTTCCAGAGTTTCCGTCCGCAGTCCGTGATCTTCGTGGGTGGTCCGAACGTGGTGTTCACTGGTCCTGCGGATTGGGGCGACCGCACGCCAACGGACCTGGGATTTGTGGCGCAAGCCCTGCCGCTTGCGCCAGCGTTTGGCGGGATAGCAGCGAGTAGTCGCCCTGTCCTGAATATGCGGACATATCCGCTGCGTGATTCCGAGCCGATGCAAGTCGCAAAAGACCCGGTGCCGGTCGTGCTTGATCTGGACAAGACGCAGATCGTCTCTTCCGTCGCTGGCGACCATCGGATGGCTTACCTGGCGGATGTGTTCAACATACCGGCTGCGTCGGACAACGACCCAGGCGGGTTGCGGATTGATCTGGCCCGTGCGCGTGTCATGGACAGCACGCCCGCGGACTCGACGACTACCTGGTCGGATGCGTTGAATCAGGTGTTCGTGCTGACGGATGGACCGGATGGCGGCACGACCCTGATGATCGACGGGCGATCTGACCAGGGCACGTTGATTCTCACGGATGATGCCACGACTGGTGCGCGGTTTGACTTCAAGTACGACACCACCGGTCAGAAATTGGGTGCAGGGACGGCCTTCTTGCAGTCACCTTAACCATCAACAGGAGGGCCAAGCCAATGGCCGAGAAATGGATTCAGGGTGCAATCAAGCACCCTGGGGCCTTGAAAGCCAAGGCCAAGCGGGCTGGTGAGAGCCTTTCGCAGTTCATGCGGGAGGCCCACAAGGACCCGACGACCAAGCGCCAGGTCGCAATGGCGCAAACCCTGATGGCGATGTCCCATCGCCGGAAGGGCAAGTAGCGTCAGCCGGCGTTCGGTTGACGTGCGTTTTGTTCGATCCTGTTTCTACTGCGAAAGGTTCACTACGATGCAGAACATCGGAGCCCCCGCCGGCAACGGCAAACTCGACACCATCCTCGTCCAGGCCCAAGGCGAGACCGGCGATCACGTTGACCGCCAGCCCGCGCTGAGCGAAGCCCTGAAGGACTCCGCCGAAGTCAAGGCCCCCGAGGTCAACAAGGCCGCCAAGTACGACGGTCAGTGGAAGGGCCTGTAAACCATGCAGGAGATCTGCAAGAACCCTCAACCGACCCATGATGACATGGCGCTGATTGCGGCCCAGGGGCGTGACCCCGCGGTTGTCAACCAGGATGTCGCCGATGCCC